AAAAGCAAAAAAGTAATAAAGCAAGTGCTGGACATCAAGCAAAAAAAAATTGTCCTAAATGCGGTGCAGTCAGAAAAGACAAACAACTTGGGATGGAAGATACACCAGAAGAATTTGTTGAAAACTTAGTACAAGTGTTTAGAGAAGTTAAACGAGTTTTGCGAGATGATGGTACTGTTTGGCTTAATTTAGGTGATAGTTATTCAAGTGGTGGTAGAACTACAACAACCAATCAAACTTTGCGTGGCGATAAAGATTATGGAGTGACAAGACCAAAACCAAGTAAAGGCATAAAGCCAAAGGATTTAATCGGTATTCCTTGGCGAGTAGCACTAGCACTACAACAAGATGGTTGGTATTTGCGACAAGATATTATTTGGCACAAGCCAAATCCTATGCCAGAGAGTGTAAGAGATAGATGTACAAAAGCACATGAGTACATATTTTTATTGAGTAAGAGTCCTAAATATTATTTTGATAATGAAGCAATCAAAGAGGATAGTAAAACAGAAGGAAGTGTTCATGTGCATAAAGAAGGTAATAAAGCCGAAGAATATGTTAAACAAGGATTAGTGACAAGACCTGCAAAAACCTATGTGACTCCAGCAAAAAGAAACAAGCGTTCAGTCTGGACAGTCACTACTAAACCTTTTAAGGGAGCACACTTCGCAACATTTCCAATGGATTTAATCGAGCCATGTGTGTTGGCTGGTTGTCCTGAAAATGGCACAGTTTTAGACCCCTTTGGGGGTTCTGGGACAACAGGCATTGTTGCTAATAGTCATAATCGTAAGGCAGTTTTAATAGAATTGAATACAGAATATATTGAAATAGCAAGAAAAAGGATAGAAGAACAAGGTAATTTATTTTGTGATTATGAAATAGTAGAAGATAAAGTATGATTGACATAAGAATTGCAGAAAAAGACGAAGATAAAAATATTGCAAACAAAATTGTTGTAGATTTTCATTCTTATGTTAATACACCAAAAGTTGTAGGAAGATGTATAAAATATGTTATCTCATATGATAATAAAGATATTGCAACTTTTTGGTTAGGAAGTGGATTTAAACCGACACCCAAAGCAATATTAAATTATTTTAAAGTTTCACAAAAAGAATATGATAAAATTTTTAACGAAGTTGCAGATAACAAAAGATTTTGTATTAAAGAAAATCCTATATCTAATTTAGGTAGTCAAATATTATCTCGTATTCGTAAAAGAGCAAAAGCAGATTGGTTTAATAAATATGGAAATAATTTAAAAGCTATTCTTACTACAGTTGGTAATGATAAAAATGGTTCTGTTTATCTTGCCGATAATTGGAAGGTAATTGGAGAAACAGCAGGACTACCTAAACGAAATAAAAGCGTTTCTATGAAATGGAATAATAAAGAGGAAATTACAGAAAGATATGTTAAACCCACAGGCGAAAATAAAAAATTAATATTAATAACCAATATAAAATAGAATGGAGTGTATAAAATGAATAAATGTTATGCCTGTGGCGGTAAATTAATCTGGGGAGCAGACCACGACATTCCGGAAGATGCTGATGACCAAGAATTTGAAATAGTGACCAACCTATCATGCCCTGACTGTCATGCTATGACTTTGGTTTACCATCAGAAAAGATAGTGTATAGCTCAATAAAACAGTGTATAGCTAATAATATGCCGCCCTGTCCAAAAATCCCTATATATCAGTGGTTTTATGCTATAGGTAGTGTTAGGTATATACTTTATTATTATTATTATTTTATATATAGTATAAGCATAACAATGTATATTTATGCTGGTTATATATTAGGTATAAGTAATACGACCATACACTCTACACTCTACCCTGTTAGTGGTTTAAAATACTGATATGCCAAGAAAGCCAAAGAAGCCATTAGTAGAAGTTAAGAACCAATTCGAGAAAGACGCAGAGCAAGGTCTTACTGAAATGCAGAATGCGTTTGTCTGGCATTATACTGAGGGAGCTTGTTCGCAAACAGAAGCAGCAAGGAAAGCAGGCTACGAGTTTCCAGCGGTAGCTGCTAATAAAATGCTGAATGGTAAAGACTTCCCACATGTCACGAAGGCTATAAAGATTAAACAAGATGAGTTAGCTGAGAAGTATGCTATTACTCCGCAGAAGACAGGCACTATGTTGTGGAAGATAGCAGAAGAGTCATTCGAGTCTGGGCAGTTCAATGCAGCTGTATCAGCAATTAAAGAGCTTAATCAATTAGCTGGTTTATCTGTCACTAAAACTCAAAATCTTAATATCAATGCTAATGTAAATAGCATGTCTAAAGAAGATATTAAGGAAAGAATAAGCAAGCTGTTAGGAGCAAATACAGAGACTTACGACAATAAAGATATGTAGTTAAATAACTAAGTGGGAGCCGCTTCCCGCTTTTTAATTTATTTTTTCAAATAAAAAAAGTTTTTCAAAAAAGATTAATAAAATCAATAGCTTACGAGTCATCTGAAAGCCTTTTAAATCAAGGATAAAATAGTCTGCTGTGTGCAGAGCACTCCCATGCTTGAAGGAACCCTATTGAAACGCCTTTTTTATAGGGATTTGCGGATTAACTTAGGGGGTACCCCCCAAAAATATATATACACATATAGTTATAGCTTTAACTAAGTTAGATACAGAAATTTCTAAAAAAATTTGATGATATTTGAATTGAACTCCACAAGGCAAATCGGAGAAACCTTGTGGAGCCATAATACTTATGTGCCTATTTTAACAAATCTCTATCAATAGGGCTAAAAGTATTATTGTTTTTATTTAACTTCAATTTGGATTTGGTTTTTGCCGGGCTAATAAAGTCAATATTCATTTCTCTGGCTTTTCGAGTCAGTTCTTTCATATCTATACCTAGGTATGTATTTAATAAATTCATATAAATCGAAACGAACTCAGGACCATGACATTCTAGACTATGGTTTTTATCATAGTATTCGTAAGCTAGTATGTGAGACCACTCATGAAGTAAAATTGCATAGTTCAAACCATGTTGATTTCTTAATGTTATGACTCTTTCTGAGGGCACAGCATGACACCCATAATAACCATTGGTTATGTTCAGAGTGACTCCTCTACCATAAGAACGAAAAAACTTTTTATTTAAACGCTTGTGCTGTTTGACAATACAATTTTTTCTAAACAGTCTATCCCATTTATAGAAAGTTCTTTCCCACTTATAGACTTTGCTTTTTTGTTTATCTCTAGCCATTAGCAGCCTCCTTTACCTTTTGGACATGTTCATCCCAAGTCATGAAGACTTTTTGTTGCTTTATCGCATCCCATTTTCTGCGGGCAATCTTTCTAAAGTTGCCATGCTTAGAAAATTTTAGTCTGACCCACTTGGGTCCTATACTCTTGACATAACATTTTCGGTAGCCACAGCCTTCGCCACGTAATCCGGTTTTTATGTCGTCATGGTAAAAATAAAATGTTTGTATCATTTTTTTGACCTCCTTAAATTTTGTTAAATTTTTGCCATTTGTACATTTTACCACACTTTTACAAAAATGTATATATTGTTTTTTTTTATAATTTTTTCTTTATAATGTTTTGCATGCTACAACCTTCCAGAGTTTGTGCTTCTTGCCGCAAAGAAAAACCACTTAACTTTTTTGAGACTAACATTAATAAAGCAGGCAAGATTTCTCGCAGTCGCAAATGTCGTCAATGTCGAGCAATGTCCAGAAACAAAAGTCGTGCTAGTGAGCCAGCGAAGTATTTAAAGTTAATTTTTTCGCAGCTAAAGTATTCGAGAAAAAAAGATAATCCGGAGCTGCCTTGGGAAATAGAAAAAGAAGATTTGTTGGCTCTGTGGGATGAGCAAAATGGTAAGTGTGCTATTTCCGGAATTTTAATGACCACTGCTAAAGATGGTTCTGGTAAAAAAGAATTTAATGCTTCACTTGATAGAATTAATCCGGATTTTGGTTATAACAAAGAAAACATACAGTTGGTTTGCCATAGAGTAAATATTATGAAGCACACTATGTCTGCTGATATGTTGCTTTGGTGGTGTAAAAATATAGTTTTAAACAATCCTTAAAAGATATAAAATTGTCGTCATGTCTGATGTCGATATTTTTTCTATTCCGCAATATAAAGTTGGTGGTCTTGTCAAAGACCAAAAAGGAATTAGATACACAGATGGAGAAAAAAACAATTATGTGATTTTAGACCCTAGAATTATCTCTATTGCAGAAAGATTTGCTATTCCTGTGCCTTTGGCAGCAGGTATCTTGATGGATATGGATGAAAAAACAACCAAAACAAATGCAGAAGTGCCAGAAATGAAATTTGGTGGCTTGGTAAAAGCAGCAGAAGCAGTAAAGGAAGTAAAAAAATTAACAAAAGAAGACTCAGAAAAACTTTTTGCACATATCAAAGGCATCGGTGGAAAAAAAGGAGGAGATGAGTTTGCTAGATTTACAGGTATAGATGAAATAGTAGAAAACAGACCTGAGCTAAGGCAATTATCTTTAGATGAATTAAAAAATGAAATTAATCCTGATGGCACTTTATCTTTATATCGAGTTTTAAACATTGCAGAGGACAAAGAATTTGTTCCAGAAAAAGGCATAAGGTCTACTTCTTTAAGATTAGACCCTGTTATGGCTATTGGTCAAGACATGAAACTAATGGCAGCAGGCATCAACTCTCCTAATTTCGGCAAAACCTTAAAACGACCAGCATCTGTTTACAGATACGATGTTCCCTTAGAAAAAGTACAGGCTTTTGTACCATCTTTGCTAAAACAAGTGCCAAGTCGTACAAGACAAAGAAAAGATGTAGATTACATAGTTGATGCTGGCTTAACAGAAGGAGAAGTTTTAGTAGACCTTACAGATATACCTCCTAGTTCTGTTTATAAAGTTCCTTTTAACGAAAAGTATATTTACAACAATCCAAGAGTAAACCCTGTAGATTTAGATATGGGCTATGACGCAAAGCTTTCAAAAAACTTTTTTGACGATAAAAGAGTAAGTAGACCAAAAGTATTTTTAGGAGCTCTCGGTCAGTTTGAAAAAGGCAGTACACCAGAAGGTATTCTAAAAAGAGCCATCCAATCAAAAAAAAGAACTTTTGAAGAATTAGGACTAGGCAAAGGAGATAAAAGATTTACTTTGCAAAGTTATGACCCTACAACAGGTGGTTATACAGACAATGTGTTGAGAGAATATTTTCAAGGCAAAAGAAAAATACAAGATGTTCCAGAGCTCGTTGATGCAAAACAACAGCTTGACGACATGTACAAAACTTATGGACAAATTGTCGGCAAAGAAACAAAGCCAAGAGGTTTGACATCTCTTTCTGGATTATTTTTAGACAGGCAAGTATTTCCTAAACCACAAAGACTAATGGATGAAGGCAAAGAAGGAGCTTTTATTGATGTTGGCACAGGTGCAGACATTTCTGGTACTAAGCCTGCAACAGGTCAAATTAGTATTGGTCCTGATGGCAAAGCACAATTTAGAGTATCTTCACAAACCTATGATGAATTACCATCCGCAGATGGTAAGATAATTAAAACAAACCTTTTTAAAAAACAAAGAGGTTGGGAGTGGACAAAAGTTCCGGAAGGTTATGACCCTAATCCTGCTGGCAGCTTTCCAATAATATCTGTAGAAACAGGAGGCAAGCATATTTATACGCTAAAAACTGATTTTCCAGAGGGCGTAGAACTTAAAAAATATCAAAGCAAATCAGAGCCTAGACTTAAACCTACACTTAAAGGAGAAGTTATCAAAGGAGAACAAGTTGGCGAAATTAGCGTAAGAGGAAAAAAACATCCGGTTTACGATAAAGTCACAGCTAAAACTTACAACGACCCTAAAAAGCAACCAAAAACATTAAAAGCTACTTTAGGCGTTAAAAGTAAAAAACTTGGTGGAATTATTAAAGCAGCAGATACTGTAGAAGATGTTATAAAAAAAAACCCAAAACTAGAAAGAGCAGAGAAACTAGGTTTCCGAGTTGATAAGCCTGTTTATCATGGAACTTATGAAGATTTAAAAAAATTTGATGACAGATTTATAGGAACTAACTTAGACGAAGGTTTTTTTGGTAGAGGTCATTATTTTGCAAGAACACCGGGAGAAGCAAGTTATTATGGACCGAAAGTTGAAGAATATTTTACTAGAGGCAAGCTATTAGACTTAACACCTACATCGTTAGATACAACTGAAAAATTCAAATCTTGGGCTGCTAAACTAGACAAAATAGGAGCTTTAGATGAGCCAACAAAACAAGGTTTAGCATCTTTAGATAAAATTGATGACTACATTGAAAAAAATGTAAAGTTTATAAAAGCAAAAAATTATGATGACACAGAAGGATTTATGGCAAGGGTACCGCACCCAGCAATTAAAGGAGAAATTTTTGACAGCCCTGTTAGAGGCATACCAGAAAGACCTTTTCCTTTAACAAAAGAAGATGCAATAGAAGATTTAAAAGAAAGTTTAATTTTTAGTGCACAACACACGCCTCAAATGTCACAAGGAATATCATCTATATTTCCCATGCAAAATACTCTTTTTCATTTAGACCAATTTGTTAGATTTGGTGGCGTAGGACCAGAAAAATTAACCAATAAAGCAATCGAAGCCGGCTACGATGGCATAAAGGTTGGCGATGAAACAGTCATTTTTGACCCTAAAAATATCAGAAGAAGTGATGCAGAATTTGACCCTAAAAAAACAGAACTAGATGATTTATTATCTAGCTATAGTGTTCCAGAGCAATTTAAAGGAATTGCTGGATTAGCTTAAATTTCGTAAATCTATATAAATTAGTATAAAATATGAAGCATATTCGAAATAATAAAATGAATATTAATGGCGAATGTGAAAGCCTAGCAGATAATCCTTGCGTTGGTTGGTGCACAACTAGACAGTTTGGGGATGACAGATGCAAAGGCTGTGGAAGACTAGCTACCGAAGTGAATAGCTGGACATCCTATACCGAAACAGAAAAGAAGCTCATTAACATTAGAAACAGTCAAGATGGTTTTTCCATACGACAAAAAGTTCCTAAAGGCTGGCGACCAAAACCTGTTTTAGTTAAAATGGTTAAATGAAAAAACCTGACTCTCGATTAAAAAGAGCAGGAGTATCAGGATTTAATAAACCTAAGCGAACTCCTAATCATCCAAAAAAATCACATATTGTAGTTGCCAAAGAAGGTGATAAAATAAAAACAATTAGATTTGGACAGCAAGGTGTAAAAACCGCAGGCAAACCTAAAATGGGCGAGTCAAAAAAACAAACAGCTAGAAGAAAATCTTTTAAAGCAAGGCATGCAAAAAACATCAAAAAAGGTAAAATGTCAGCAGCATATTGGGCAAACAAAGTAAAATGGTAGCAAAAACAAAAACAAAAAAAACTGTTAGAAAAGTAGTCAAAGGCTTAAAAAAAGCAAGCAAGACTCACGCTCAACAAGCTAAAGCTTTGTCATCGTTAAAACTTAAAAAAGGTGGTTCTGCTAAAAAAAGCAAAAGCAGAGTCAATGAAGCAGGTAATTATACAAAGCCTACAATGCGTAAGAATTTATTTAATAAAATTAAAGCTGGCAGTAAAGGTGGCAAGCCCGGTCAATGGTCTGGTCGCAAAGCACAAATGTTAGCCAAACAATACAAAGCTAAAGGCGGAGGATATAAGTAATGTCGTTAAAAAAAATACCAGCTGATAATAAAGGATTACCTCAACTACCAAAACAAGTTAGAAACAAAATGGGCTACATGAAAAAAGGTGGTGCAGTAGTTTCTAATGGACAAGGCAAGGTAATGAAAGATAGAATTAAAACAACTAAAATGAGATAACTATGAAACAAAGTAGATTACCTATAAAAAAATCCAAAGGCGGAAAAATCATGAAGAAGTCTAAGGGTGGCATGATGATGAAGAAGTCTAAAGGCGGTATGATGATGAAGAAGTCTAAAGGTGGAAGCATCAAAAAAAAATCTAAAGCAAAAAAAAGAAGATAAATATATCTCAAAGATTTAATAGATAGTGGCATACTTAATAAGTAATATCCCGCATTTTAAATGTTGGGTACGCAGGGAATTTACTCACAATCACGAAAAATATCATGATGAGTATATACATGCTTTAGCAATAGCAGTAAATACAATTCCAGATAGGTCTTTATCTTTTCAAGTAGTTTTTACCGGTTGTGAGTCAGATTGTGAAGATAACAACGAGCCAAATATTCATGGCGGAGCTATGTGGGCAAGAATGCCAATACAAGCTCTAGTTGCAGATATACCAATGGATGACTTCCCAAAACCAATGGAAGACCATATAGCTCAACCTTGGGATTGCGAGTCAAGAAACCACAGTGTAGTTGTTTTGGATAGAGTAAGCTCATCACCTTGGCTATGCAAACTAGATGGCGAATTTTTTAAAGGTAGATATTTGTTTACTGTTGATTATACTGACTCAGACATTGCTGACGATAGTGCACAACATAAACAGTCTCATGTGCTTTACATAACAGAAGATTGCGAATGGAAAGGCAATTTTGTAGCTCTACCAAATAATAGAGTAAGAGCGACTAGTCCTGCCTTATGGGTCACAGGCGATGGAGCTCCAGACTTTAAACCTTCTCAATGGACACACTCAGCAGAAGAACATGAAAGTTATCTTGACCCAGCCATAACTTTTGATAATCTATACGAAGATTAATTATGGCTCTTAAAAAAACACAAAAATCTTTAAAGAGATGGACTAAACAAAAGTGGCGTACACCAAGCGGTAAAAAATCATCTGAAACAGGAGAGGTTTATGTACCAACAGCTAAACTTAAAAGTCTTAAATCTACTAAAAAAGGTAAAGCTAAACTAGCAGCAGCTAATAGAAAAAAAAGAGCTGCTACTAAAAAAGGTAAACAGTACGCAAAACATGGCTTGCATAAAGGGATAGCTAAAAAATAAAACTATATTCCTTTAATTCTTCGCTTATGTTTGTTCATTGTGCTAGTGGATAAATTTCTTCGACCAATCGAAGTCTTTTTAGGCTTTCTTATTATCTTGGGAGTTTGTAATTTTGATTTTCTCAATTATTTATTTCGTTTGTTCATTGTACTAAAGGATTTCCAGATTTTTTCTTTAATCCTTCAACTTCTGTTTTTAACTTAGCTAAATCAATAATAATAGATTTATTATCGAGCTTATCTAATCCTTCTTTCAAGTTAATTATTTTAACTTCAATTCCTTCAAAGCGTTTTTCCATTTCAACTACTGAATTTTTAGTTGAAGATATAGCTGAAACTTTTGTTTCAACAGCTTTTAATCTACCCATTAGTTCTGCTCCTGCGTAGCCAAATCCACTAATAGTAGATACTAAAGCAACAGTAGCTATTAGTTTGTTTAAATTTTCTTTCATCCAATCCATAATATACTCCTATAAATTTGGTTGTAATAATTTCAATTTATTTAAAGTTTGAATACTTTGCAATGTTAAAGTATTAAAGCCATTATTATTATCGTTTAATTTATTACCAATATAAATACTTTTTGGTGCATACCAATCTTTTTTATTAGGTAATTTAAGCTTAGAATAATTACTAAATCCGGGAACAAAGTTTATATAAGCTATAATTTTTTCTTCATTGCCATATTCTAAACTTCCAGAATTGCGTTCTTCCATAGTTTCTTCTGCTTGTTGTTCTAAATTTTTAGCAACTATATTATCAGCTATAGTATCAGCTTCTGATTTATTACTATCTACATCTATACTATTTTCTGTACTTGTATTATTAGTAGTGCTATTTGTTGGCTCAGTTTTTATATTATTAGTAGATAATGTTGTATTAGTTAAGCCCATGTCTATATTTAAAGACATATTAGTTTGTATTTGATTAGACATAGACACATTACCAGAGTTAGAGTTTGTACCTGTAGCATTTACATCTGTACCTGCATTTGTACCTGAGACACTATTTTTAGCAACGCTCATAGTTAAAGCAACTACATTAAGTTGAGTTTTAGTTATACCAGATTTTTCATTTATAGTAGCAACCCCAACAACAGCTTCAGTAATATCTTCTGGTTCTAGTTCTAACTCTTCTTCAAATATTTCTTCAAACAATTCTTCTGTTTCAGCTACTCGTTCTTCTTCTGCTTCTATTCTTTCTTCTTGTCTTATTTCTTCTCTTAGTTCTTCCACAATAAAAGGTACAGTTTCTTCTTCAATAAATGCTTCTAGTTCTTCTATAGATTCAAATATTAAAACTTCTTCTGGTGGTTCTTCTATAACTTCAAAAGTTATTTCAGGTCTTAATAATATATCTATAGGGTCTTGAAACTCTATAAGTGCTATAAGTTCTTCTGGATATAGTTCTGGCAAAGTATCTGTTTCTAAAAATATATCTTGGAAAGGTTCTGGTTCTTCTAACCCTTGAAAAGTTAAACGAGTAGGGTCTGTATAAAAAATTATTTCCGGTTGGTATTCTTCTTCAACAAAAACACCGGTAGCCATTAGTTCTTGCTCATCAACAAAACCATAATCAAATTCTTCTTCTTCTAAAAAATAACCTACATCTTGTTCAAACCTATAACCAGCACAAAAAGGTGCGTATTGTGGGTCTAAATCACACTGTTGGTCATCAAACGCATCCCAATAAAATGGACACGATTCACTATACAAAGCATCAATATTACATTGTTGGCTTAAATACGCTGCTGCATAGCCAGAACAACTAGAGTCATTCAGTGGGTCACTACAATCAGTACCATTACCACTACCAACACCATATAAAGAACCACCATTTTCTAATAAATTGTTTTGAATACTATTGTTCCAATCAACCGAAGAACATGCATTAGAAATATTTGTTGTGCCGGTACTACATTCATCATAGAAAAGATAAGTATATGTTTGAGAAGAACTTCCTTGTTCTCCTATCAAGACATCGTGTTTGTTTATATTCAAGCCACCATATCTAAATTCAAAAGTATCATTGGTCCACAACACTACTTCAAAACTATTATCTGAACCACTGCGGTTGTACTCTCTCATGTTGTACCAACCAAAGACAGTTTTATCAGAAAAGTTTTTAGCTAACATTTTAGAGTTATTATCTCTAATTAAGTCAGTCCAAAATGGAAATAAAGTGTTAGTGTATTGAGGCAAAGGGTCTGGCGTGTAATCACCACAATAGTTATTGTAATTAATATTACCTGTACCTAAACCAAAATGTAAACAGCCATTAGTTGCCATACGAGCAGAGCTATAGCCAGAGCCATAAAAATCAAAAGTAAAATCTAAATTAAACGCTGCTGATAATTGGTCATCACCACTATTAAGATTAGTGGTACTTGCTTGATTAGTTAAGTTAAATAAACTTTGATTAGATTCGTAAATGTAAGTTGAACTTAATAAACTACTAAAAAAGATTAAAGCTATGCTTAATTTTTTCATTAACCATCGTTTTTATACTTTGCTCTTTCCGCTTCTAGTAAAGCGTAATGTTCTTTTTGACAAGAAGCTCTGCTTTTAGGTATGCCTTGATACTTGCCATTTTTCCATCTAGTTTTTGTACAAACTTTAAAAAATTCTTTTTTATCTAATTCATAAGTAGGCATTTTTTCTGGACTATAAGCCCATGCTTTTGCAGCTTCATCACCAACTTTACCAAAGAAAGGACAAGGAGTACCTGCCATACGCATAGCTTTAAATACTCTAGGGTCTTGACAAAGAATAGATACAGCAGCTACTTTCATGCCAGAATCGTATAAGTATTTAGAAAGTTTTAAGCGTTCACAATTTTCATCTCGTACAGATTTACCGGTAGAAAAACCAAAAAGTTGTCCTTGAAATGCACCTGACACGCCTGTGGTGCAAAGGTCTTGTGAGTAAGACATGATACTAGGAGCAATCGCAGAGGCTGGAGGAGATTTAATGTCTTGCTCTATGGTTTGTGTTGAGCTAGAGGTATTGTTGTTATTATTAGTGTTAGTGCTGCTATTAGTGTTTGTATTTGAGTTAGCTGTTGTGACATTAGATGTACTGTTGCTAGTGTTGTTATTAGTATTAGTGTTGTTATTTGTGTTATTGTTTGTAGCAGTTTGAGTTGAAGTAGAACTTACTGTTGAAGTATTAGTATTAGTGTTCGTAGCTGTACTAGTATTAGTGTTAGTGTTAGTGCTAGTATTGGTATTGGTATTGGTATTGGTATTAGTATTATTATTGGTGTTAGTATTCGTATTAGTATTATTAGTAGTAGTAGTGTTCGTAGTGTTTAAACTGTTTTGTTCACAATACTGTTGTCCAGCACTACAATCTCCTGTTTGAGCTGCTTGAATATTGTATGCTAGTAATAATCCTGCTACTAAAATTAATCCTCTTTTCATTTTAGTAGTATATCATTCTATCTTTTCATTTTATTTCCTATTTATTTCGTTTTTTCTTTTTTTAAAATCATCTATCAACTTATCATAACAATTAATATCATGTTCTTTCATTGTTGAGATTGCTTTTTTATTTATTAAATAATATTCTTCTAAATCTTCAACAGAACTTATTTTATCCATGAATCCAGAAATCATTAGATAAACATTATTTGCAAATTCTTTATCACGCTCCATATTATTCTTTTCAATTATGTTCCTAATCTTTTTATCCTTTCAGGATAAGAGGGCAAAGTATCTGCTTTCGCTCTCCCTGATAATCCTTCTGTCATATATCTCCAAAGCTTTTCATTGTTTGGCGGTATAGATATTCTTTCTTTTTTCATTTTTTTTCTCCTGTTTAGGTTTCTGTTTAAATCTTCTAAAGTTTTGGCAGTAAGTTTTCCTGCATATTTAATTTTAGTTTTCATTCTTCACCTTTTCTATATAAAGCATTTGATTTTTGTTTCCATATTTTTTTGAAATATGTTTTTGCAATAATTTACTACTATCTCTTAGAGCCATAAGCAAAAAGATATGAGGAACTACTTCTTGAGGCTTTTTAGTCGGATGAGTTTGCATATTTACATAGCCATCTGAAAGTATATTGCTAAGTTTATTAAGATATTTTCCATCCTTTGTTTCAAGAAAATTTATATAATCTTCGTTTGTAATACTTAATGTTTTTAACATTCTTCACCTCTTCTCTTCTTTTTCCTCTCATCTTTCATGCAACTAAAACAAACTGATTTATTTTCTAACCAAGTGCCATTTTCTAACCAAGTGCCAACGACCCAGAGACCTTCTGATTCGCTAACATTTTTTGAGCACTTATCGCATAAATACTTAATACCTTGTACGCCTTTGTTCCAAATAATAAGCTCCATTAGACAATCTCCATCATGGCTAGATAATTTTTTTTCTTAGAGTCAAAAGTTTTGGTTTTATAAAACTTCCAAGCTTTATATACCGAGTTAAATGAAATCCAATCGTTATCTGCAACAATAGCTCGACCTATGTGTTGCATTAAGATTTTTTTCATTTTTTCCGGAGAACTGTGCTGCCAATTAGAGTCAAACAACAAGTTCATTAATCTAAAATATCTTTTAAATTTTTTCATGCTACCTCCTTTTTATATATTTCATTTACATTACCACCTTCAACTAATACATCTACATTTAATCTTTGAGTAGAAATATTTACTATCCATTGTTTAGGCACTTCAAAAGTATTCATTACTATATCCTCAGCTTCATGATGATTTTTAGCGAGTATAAAAACCTTATGCAAGCCTTCAAATTTATCAGAACGATATAGCATTCTGTATTCATTCATAACGTCTTTCATTTCTTTCTCCACTCCTTAAACCTTAGCGTAAATTGATTTAAAAATACTAATAAGCTTTGACTGACTCGGTAGCTTATAGCCTGACGCAGACGTTTCTCCATCAGGATATTCTCCTTGCGTTTCAAGATATTTTTTATGCTTAAACAAAGCGTCTTCTAATAAGCCATATAAATATTGCTTTTCTTCTAATGTTAATTCTTCCATTATTTCCCTCCTAAGTTAAGTAAGTGACAACCTGATTAGGAATGCCATATTTTCTAATTACCTTGCTGTAAGCGTTGGCTGCTGCCTCAGCTCTGTCAGCACTCTGACTTCCCTTGCTGTCATATTTAACACTAAGAGAATAACCCATGTAATAGTCTCCACTGATTAAGCCTTTTTTCTTGAGCTCCTTGACCATCATGTTTTTGCTAGGACCTATCACTCTAAGATAAGCACCACCACATTGACCATCTAGGCAAACATCATAAGGCTTTGACTCATCGAAAACATCTTCCAACAAATTGCTGTTGGCTTGAAAAGCAACCGGATTAGGCACACATTCGTCAGCTGCCTTTTGTGCTGCTTTTTTAGCCGCCTTAAACATTTTATCGAAGTAAGCATCTAAAACACTTACATAGCTTTTTTGTTTGGCTTCCTCTTCTGCGAAGAGAGAGCCGGTTCTAATATATTCAGCCATTACAGCACCTCCTTTTTTAATCTCTCTTCGTAGAAACCATCTTCTTTGAAGAGAACGCCATTAGAATAAAAATCCAAGAAACCTTTGATATTGAAGTCATCAACCGGAATAGTATCTCCATCGTTTTCATAGCCCATCGGAACTAAGAAGTAGAACTTACCTTCGTTAGAGTCAAATATGACATCTCCGGAAGAAGTAGACCTAAGCCCATTCACACTAAATAGCAGCTCATCATTGACAGAAAATACATCGCAATTATCAACCCAGCTTTCCTCAATATTGTTTGAAAGTCTGAAAGCCTCGCCCAAGCTGTGAGCTGATACCACAGCTACTTTAGTAAACCCATCAGCAGCAGTGCCAAGATTATTGGCGTGATAGATAACATAGTCATTCATGATTAACACCTCCCTTTTTTGTTTTTTGAATTAATCATATAGTCATATTACATGTTTTTACAAAAATGTGCAACTATTTACTCATACATTTTTCAGTAATAACATCCATTGCTGCATCTAGTTTTTTGTTTCTTCTGTTTTTACCATTGCTGTAAAGCTCGTTGTAAATTAAATCCAAAGCTTCTTTAGTCTCCATTGTTTACAACCTCCTTTATAGAGTTTCTTAAACTTTCCCGGCTGGCATAAATTTCTGAAGCTATTAAATCGTCCAAATAACTTTTAAAGTATTTTGCACCTGCTGAAAAATTTATGTACAAATCAAACTTCACACAGTAATTTATTTTTTCTTTCATGGTCATATCGTTTACCTCATCGTAAACTTGCTCCCACAAAACTTCGTTTTCATGCACGCTCATGTCCACTCCCTACCTTCTCTGCCTTTGGCATATTGACTCATGAGTTTATGAGATGAAAAACCTTTTGACCTAAATTCAATTTCGTCTTTCAAACCATAAACTTCAAATAGTTCTCTGCCACAAACAGAACAATTTTTTGGTTCTTTTATTTTGCCGCCACAACAGTTAGTCATTTCGTAGCCGCCTACTTTTAAACCAACCGGCATTCTTAACTGCTTTATAGTAAGTTCACTCATATTTCTGTCTCCTTGCCTTTTAAAAATAATTTTTCTAATTCTTTTCTCTCTTCCTCAGTTGGTTTGAAATGAGGATTTAAAAAATACTCTTGCAGCAACGTGCCTTTTTTATAACCTTCCATCAATCAATTCTCCCATCTTCGTATTTTGCACTTATCCCATGCTCTGCTAAAAACTGTAGCACAGGCTCTGATGAATAAAATTTAGACATAGCACCTTGCACCGGTGGAGCTTGTATTCTTATCCCAACCGAAGTAATTATGTGAGTGCCCAAAGTACAAGTGCCAATATCTTTTTTACCTTGTTTAACCCAAGTGTCATACCAAAGTTTTTCTGCTTGTTTGTGTATGCTAGTTTCTATCTCCTCCTTTGGCTCTATTATCTTAATAGACGCAAGACTATCTTCTCTATCTGAATATACTTTTTTAGTTAATTTCGTTGTCATTTATATTCTCCTTTATCCACTATATCTTTTTCTTTTTGTTGAAAAATTTTGTTAGTACGTTGTTTATAATCTTCAAAACAATTTTTTGAACCAGACGCTAATCTACCTGCTTTCCATATTTTATAAGGTGGTGATTTTTGCGATAGTTCTTTAACTTTGTTAATCAAATCTTTATCTTCTAAAACATCGCCTTCTACTAACTTTTCCCAAATTAACTGTTTTCTTTTACTAGGATGTTGTACCCATATTCCTAAATTACTAAACTGTTTCACTTTCTTTTCTTCATTCATGATTAAGCACCTCCTTCAACTTGTTTAAGAACTTTCTTAAGAGCCCAAACTAAATAATCAAGCTCAAGAGCATCATAATTACCCTTTGGGTCTTTTGGGTTATTTTTTTGTGCTCTTTGGTAAACTTCTAAGCTGTCTTTAATTAAGCTAGCTGCCTTATCAGCACCCAGCTTAGCATTTACATTAAGTGGAATTTTATATTTTCTAGCTTTTTCAGCCATGATTAACACCTCCTTTGTTTTTATAATTAATCATATAGTCATAATACACTATTTACAAATTATTACAAGTATTTACAAACATTTATTTATGCTGTAAAGTACACAAAATGATTGGTCCTAATAAACAAATAAACAACATTTATGGCTATGTAAGAGTTTCTACTACAGAGCAAGCAGTAAATGGTATTTCTATAGATACACAAAAACAATTAATCAATGAGTTTGTTATGAATAAATTTAACAAACAAGTTGATAAGTTTTTTATTGATGCTGGAGTATCAGGCACTGTACCAATAACCGAAAGAAAAGGCTCAAGAGAACTTACTGATGTAATGGATGAGCACGACATTATTGTTTCAACTAGGCTTGATAGATTATCAAGAAGCTCTGGAGATTTATTGCAAACCATACCTATTTTTGAAGAGACCGGAATAACTTATTATCTTTGTGAGCAATTTGGCGACATGCCAATTTCTTATCCTAAGAAAAAAAACAAGTCGAGCTTGCACTCTAAGTTTGATATGAATGAGATGGTTAATAAGATTATGGTTATGGTTTTATCAGCAGTAGCAGAAATAGAACATGGCTCTACTGTAGACAAATTCAAAGAAGGCAAATTAGCTTGGGCACCTAAAGGCTATTCCATTGGTGGCTCTACTCCTTTTGGTTATGACAAGGTAGAAGAAAAAGTTAAGTCCGGAAACAGAATTAAAAGAAGAATGAAACTTATACCAAACGAAGAAGAACAAAAAGTATTGGAAGTTATTTACAAACTAAGAGACAGAGGCTTAGGCTACAGAAAAATAGCCAAGCAGCTTGAAGAATATTTTCCGCAATACAAAGGCAGCTTTCCTAATCACAGAGTAAAAGCTATCTTAAACAGAAAAGTACAAGGCTTACATTAATTGTTATAATGCCACATGGCAGAACGAGACATATTTGCAGAACAGCCTTTTCTTAGTACAAGCCCAGCTTTTGCTCCACCAACTGAAATAAAACCATCAGCTGAAATAAAAAAAGAAAACTACCAAGAAAAGCCATCTTTTTTTGGTAATTTAGCTCAATTCCAAATGGACAGAGCTATGCAAAATTTTCAAAAACAAAAAGCAGCAACAGACATTACAACAGATGTAGCATCCGCTTTGTATAATATGACCGGTCCACAAAAAACTTATATAGGGCTAAATGTTCTTCCGGGTGCTAGTTATCCAGATACAGCAGGACAAATGGCTGTATTTCCAGATAAAACTGTCACAATGGCTGATTTACCACAATACATGGTAGATGCAGAAAAATATCCATCTTTGCCAGAAAATTTGCGTGAAGGTAATTATCTTGATGCTACTTTTCAAGGCATAGGCAGTTTATTTGATACTGCATTGCTTGGAGCAATAGGTTTATCAGGTCCAGCTGCTCCTATAGTTTCAGCCGCAGGCACATTAATTAAAGCTCCTTTTGAAGCATTAACCATGATACCTATGCTAAGAAGAGCCTATAAAGCAGGAAAAATTGGCAACGTAGACTCAAAACCACAACCAAACGTTTCCGGTATAGATACAAAAGGCTCTGATTTTAATTTACCTTTAAGCAAAATTAAGTTTGATGTTGGAGTTGGTGGCAAGCCTATAATGTCAAATGACCCAGACAGAATTAACTTAGCAGATAGACTTTTAAAAATTGGAGAGGAAGGTTTTACTTACAAAGGAGTATCTGCCAACCCTAGACAGCCTTTAGAAGTTTTAAAAAATCCAGATGATACTTATACCTTGCTTGGTGGAAAATCTTCTTTTGAAGCATTAAGCTCCAGAGGCAATGTAGATGAAGTTCCGGTTAAAGTTTTTAATTCAAAAGACAATTTTAAAATTTATGACTTTGAAAGAAAAAAACTAAAAAATCAAAAAAGAGTTGAAGACGCAACAAAAGTACAACCCAAAATCGGCAACCCAACTTTTGAGCCACCTCTTAGACAAATAAGCCCAAAACTTGAATATGAAGTAGCAAATGTTTTTACTCGAAATAACAATGCTGGATTATTTTCTACTATAGACGATGTAGAGTTAGTTGCAAACGAAGCAAGAAAAATTGCTGGCAGCATGGCAAAAGAATATGTAGATGAAATAGAAGCTGTAGGAAAAAGAGTCACTGATAAATATTTTGAAAACTACAAAGGCAAAAAGGATGAGCTTTTTGAATACACAGTCAATCCGGGCGAGTCAATAAAACTTGAATTTGATGTAGAATATCCAGAAATACAAAAGGGAGTAATTAAACAAATTCCTAGAATGGTTGAAAAGGCTGGTCAAAAATACAATGATAATATTGGCAGAATTACAGATTTATTAAGAACCAGAGTTATTGCGGAAGACACTGCTTCTGCGGATTTAATTGTTCAAGAGCTGCATAAAAATTATAAAGTTATAGACTCTGGCTTTCAAAAAAATCCACATGGCTACATAGATAGAAAACTTAATATAGTTTTTGAAGCTAAAAAAGGACCGAATGCTGGAAAAAGTATAGTTGCAGAAATTTCTATAGGTCCTAGCCAAATGCAAAAAGCCTCAGAAGAGAATCATCATTTTTATGAAGCTTGGAGAGAACTTCAAACAAAAGTAAAAGGTCAAAAAAGAGTAAAAGCTTCTGATAGAAAAATTTTAAATGAATTAGTAGAAATTATGCAAAAAAGATTTGGCGAAGCAGAAGAAAAAATACATCCTTCTTGGAAAAATTATTTTGAAAAATACTAAACTTTGTCCATAGGTAGCTCAGGCAAATCTTCCCCAATAATGCCAAATTCAGCTTCAAATTCTCCCTCAGTAAGCTGCATACCATCTATATAAAAATCATAAAGTTGAGCACCATCAGCAACAACCCAATCGTCAGTGACACTATCGTAAGGTATAAAAAAACCCACCATATAATCTTCTTGCTCATTGACTGCTACCACAGCAGGACCATTTTCCCACTCAAAAAACTTTTCAATTATGTACTCCATTAATTAAGTATATAATACAAAGCATAAACTTTACACAAGACTATGGCATTAGTATTAAACGACAGAGTAAAAGAAACCACTACTACAACCGGAACAGGCACAGTTAATTTAGCTGGAGCCGAAACCGGCTTTGAAACTTTTGTAGCAGGAATTGGTAATTCTAATACTACTTACTACGCAATCGCTCATCAAACAGCAGCAGAATTTGAAGTTGGTTTAGGCACAGTGACCGATGCTTCTCCAGACACATTGGCTAGAACTACAGTCATAAGCAGTTCTAACTCAGACTCCGCAGTTAATTTTTCTTCAGGAACTAAAGATGTATTTTGTACCATGCCTGCAAGTAAAGCTGTGCATGAAGATGCTAGTGGTAATGTCACACTTCCGGGAACACTAGATGTCGATGGTGGTATTACTGTAGACAACATTACTATTGATGGTACAGAAATAGATTTATCTAGTGGCAATTTAACTATTGATGTTGCAGGAGATATTGTTTTAGATTGTGGTGGTGGAGATATAAATTTACAAGATGATGGCACACAATTTGGTTCTTTAGAAAATGATGGCACAAACTTTATTGTAAAAAGTGAAAGGTCAGATGCCGATATGCTTTTTAAAGTCAATGATGGTGGCTCAAGTATTACAGCACTTACTATAGATAGTTCCGAAGCTGGTGCTGCTACATTCAATAAACCAATGACTGTGGATGGTCATACAGGCTCAGTTGCATCAATATTTGAAGCTAATGGAAATGGCGATACAGTACCGGTCCAACTTAAAGTAAAAGCTAATAATGGAACTATATCTACACAAGGTCTTTATGGTAATGCAGGTTCGGCTTCAGGAGACAACACAATTTGTTTAGGTAATTCAGGTTCAAGTGGTTTAACTGTAAATAATTCTGGAAATGTTAGTATTTCTGGTTCTTTGTCAAAAGGTTCTGGGTCATTTAAAATTGACCATCCATTAGAAGCTAAAAAAGATACACATTATTTAATTCATTCTTTTGTAGAAGGTCCACAAGCAGATAATATTTATAGAGGTAAAGTAGATTTAATAAATGGTACAGCAACAATTAATATTGATACTGTAGCAGGTATGACTGAAGGAACTTTTGTAGCTTTAAATACAGATGTTCAATGTTTTACTTCAAACGAATCAAGCTGGGATGCAGTCAAAGGAAGTATTTCAGGTAATGTACTTACCATTGAATCACAAAATTCAGAATCAACTGCAACTGTATCTTGGATGGTAATTGGTGAAAGACAAGACCAACACATGATTGATACAAGTTGGACTGATGAAAATGGAAAAGTAATAATTGAACCACTTAAACCAATAGAAGAATAAAATGGAACTTATATTTATACCTTTACTAGCTTGTATAGTAATTATGATAGGAGAACTTTCTAATCCTAGAGGTATGAATATTTTTTGGTACAAGGTTAATACTATAAGAAAATATTATTTCAAAGAATTAACGCAATACGACTCAGGAAATAACAAAGGGAATGGTAAACATTCTAGAAATAAATAATAGCTACTCTAAGCTTAGGTGCTATAAGTTTTAAAAAAAAATTATATAAAGAATTTAAAATAAAATTTTATAATTAATTATGTTTGGTATAAGTGCATTTTCAGAAGCTCCATTTTCAGCTGGAGATGCTTCTGTTAGTGTTAGTGTAAGTGTCACAGGTCTTGCAACAACTTCTGGCTTAGGCTCGCTTTCTACAAGTGGTAAAGCAAATATAACACCAGCAACGCAAGTCACTACTTCTGGCACAGGCTCTATAACAACAAATGCAAAAGCCAACACGTCTGTAGCCGGACAAGCTTCTACATCTGCATTAGGAACTTTAAGCTCTATTACAGGTAAAGCAAATATAACGCCAGCAACACAAGTTGCTACAAGTGGCATTGGTACAGCTGCTGTAAACGCTCAAGCTATTGCTTCCACTCCAAGTTTAAATTCTGGAGTAGGAACTGTTTCTATTGTTGCTATTGATGCAGAAGCAAATGCTAGTGTTTCTGGAATTGCTGCTACATCAGGGTTGGGCAGCCTTAATTTAATTGGAAAAGCTAATATATCTCCGACAGGTCAGGCAATAACATCTGGCGTAGGAAGCATCACACCAGCAGCCAAAGCAAATACTTCTGTTTCCGGAGTATCTGCAACATCTGGATTAGGAGATGTGTCTACTAATGCTAAGGCTGACATTTCTGTATCTGGTCAAGGTGCAAGTTTTACACAAGGAGATATTTCTGTAAGAACACAAAACACAGTTTCTGTTTCTGGATTGGAAGCAACTTTTGCTACCGGCAATGTTGTAATTCTTGGAAAAGCAAATGTGAGCTCAGACTCTGTTTCAACATCTGTTGAACTAGCAAATGTTTTGGTTTATGGAAAAATTGATGAAAGTCAAAGCCCTAGTTTTTCAGAAATAAACGAAACTCAATCGCCATCTTATGCGGATATTGATGAGTCACAGTCTTCTGGCTATTCAAGCATAGACGAAAGCCAGACTCCTAACTACTCAGACATAAACGAAACACAAAATCCTGCTTACGAAGAAGTAGCATAAAGTATATAATGCTGGTATAGATTTATAAAAGATTATGGCAAGTACATATAATAATAATTTAAGACTAAATGAAATGGGCACAGGAGACCAATCTGGTACTTGGGGTGTCACTACAAATACAAATTTAAGCCTTATAACAGATGCTTTTTCATATCAAACAGAAGCTACGTTTTCAAGCGATGCTGATGTGACAGCGACTGTAGCAGATGGCACAAGTGATAAATATAGAGCTATTTATGTAAAAGTGACTTCTGGCGTAAGCTTGTCAGCTACTAGAACTTTGACTATAGCTCCTAACACTATTTCAAAAATAATAATAATAGAAAATGCTACGTCTGGAAGTCAAAGTATTACAATTTCGCAGGGCTCTGGAGCATCTATTACAGTAGCAAATGGCAACACAAAAGTTTTAATGCTTGATGGCGGAGGCTCTGGTGCTGTTGTTTATGACGCTTTTAATAACCTGTCTTTATCTGGAGATTTAACAATAGAAGGCGATGATTTAAAAATGGGCACAAATACAAGCGGTCATGTTTTAGTAGCAGATGGCACAAACTACAATCCTGTGGCAATGAGTGGAGACGCTACTATTGCAGCTAATGGTGCCATAACCATTGCTAATGATGCAGTAGAACAGGCTATGATTGCAGATGATGCTGTAGGTGCAGACCAATTAGCAAGCAACGCTGTGGTAAATGCAAGCGTTTCTGCAAGTGCTGCTATTGCTTTTAGTAAAATGGCTGACCTTACTACAGCAAGAGCTTTGGTTTCTGATGGTAGTGGTGATGTTTCAGTTAGCGATGTGACTTCAACAGAATTAGGATATTTAGATGGTGTGACTTCTGCTATACAAACTCAAATAGATACCAAAACAACTTTAGCTGCTGTATATCCTGTCGGCTCAATTTATATAAATGCAACAAACAACACTAATCCCGGTACTTTATTAGGTTTTGGAACATGGGCAGCTTTTGGTGCAGGTAAAGTTCCTGTAGGTATTGATTCATCTGATTCAGATTTTGATACCGCAGAAGAAACAGGTGGTGCTAAAACTCATACACTTACAACAAGCGAACTACCAGCACACACGCATACAGTAGAAACTAAAGTATCTTCTGGAGTTAATGGAACATTTCCACTAGGTTCTTCTGGTTCAACTTCTCAAGGAACTAGAGCGTCAGGTTCTACAGGTAGTGGTTCAGCTCACAATAACTTACAACCCTATATAGTCGTATATATGTGGAAAAGAACAGCATAGAGGTTAATTATGGAAACATTAGGATGGATAGTAATAATAGCAATACTTGGAGTCTTTGCTAATCAATATTTAAAAGTAAACCACACTAGTCTTTACGATAAAATTATTTTATTTTTAAAAAAATATTGGAATAGTTTAAAAAATTATTTTTAATGTCAGACGTTAAAATACAAGAAATAGATAAAAGACTAAGTGCACACGAAGCTGCATGCGAACAACGCTGGAAAGAAAATTATCGCAGACTTGACTCTATTGAAACAGCAGTAAAGTCTGTAAACAAGTCAATAAGAGGAGTGTTGGTTTTTATGGTTATTACTTTATTAGGAGTAGTTGGATATTTTTTAAATTTAGTAATAAATTTAACATATATTAATTGATAGTGATAAAAAAAAATGGAAGCGTCATGGAAGAAAATATTACTATTGAAAAGCCCAAAAAAACAGTAAAACTAGAACTAGAACTAGACACAACTCAAAAAAAATACGAACCAAATAAATTTAAAAGCTGGATTGATTTAGCGGTTGCTATTGACTCTTGGCGTATTTTTCCAAGATTATTTATTACAATTTATATTGTATTACTTTACAAAACTTGTGTTTGGTTTATGCAATTAGAAACGCCTAATTTAGAACAAAGTGGATTTGTTTCTGTTGTTGTCGGAGCAGGAGCTGCATGGTTTGGACTGTATGCCGGAACAGGAGGCGGAAAAACCAAAATAAAAGAATATGATTAAAGAAATATTTATAGTTATTGCAAAAAAAGGAAACGCCAGAGAAAATTAATTGAAAAAACCTGACGTTTCCTAGTGTAAGAAACACGAGTATGATATTTAAAAATAACGAGGTCATTAAATATCAATTACTATACTACACAATTTTTTACTATATGCAACATAAATTTACTAAAAATTATAAAATTATGTTAAAGTATTTTTATGAGTAAATTTTTATTTGGAATTATTTTTGTTATGAGTGTTGGTCTTTCGTATATGTGGTATGAAAATCAAAATTTAAAAAAATTAAATATCGCATACGAAACAAGAGACGCACAACAAAAACAAACCTTAGACAAATTACAAAAAGACTTTGCTTTGCAATCAAAAAGCTTATTAAATTTACAAGCAAAAAACCAAAAAATCCAAAAAGAAATGGATAATTATTTGGCTATTTTTAGAAGGCATAATTTAACAAAACTTGCGATAGCAAAACCAAATTTAATACAAACAAGGGTAAACAATGGAACAAAACAAGTGTTTAACAACATTGAAGAAATTAGCAGGATTATTGATAGTGCTGATGACTTTAAGTTGCAGTCTGATACCAAATAAAGTTGAAATGATTTCTTCTCCTCTGGAGAGAAAAATAATTCATCCAAACTTGCCAACTGCTTTAGATTTGAAAGAGCCTTTTTGGTATGTAGTGTCTAAAAAAAACTTTGATGAGTTTGTAGAAGAAATGAAAAAACAAAATGGTACAGTGGTTTTTTTAGCCATGTCTGTTCCTGATTACGAACTAATGTCTTATAACATGCAAGAATTGAAAAGGTACATAAGCGAACTTAAAGAAGTTGTTGTTTATTACAGGACTATTACAGAAGTGGAGTAATATGCACATATCACAAGAAGGGGTAGCCTTAATTAAAAAATTTGAAGGCTGTGAATTAGAAGCTTATCTGTGTCCGGCTGGTGTTTGGACAATAGGTTATGGTAGAACAAAAAAAGTTAAAGAAGGTGATACTTGTACTCAAGAACAAGCTGATGAATGGCTTAAAGAAGAAATGCCAGAGTATGAGGGTTATATAAATCACTTTGTAGATATCGAGCTCAATCAAAGCCAATTTGATGCTTTGTGTAGCTGGGTCTACAACCTTGGACCTACAAACTTAAAATCATCAACTTTACTGAAAGTCTTAAACCAAGAGAGCTTTGAGGATGTACCAAGAGAAATCAAAAGATGGAATAAATCAGCAGGACAGGTTTTACAAGGTTTAGTAAACAGAAGAGAGGCAGAAGCTTTGTTGTTTGAAGGCAAAAAGTGGTACTAAATGATTTATACTATATCTAGTTGTCCATACACGACTAGAGCAAGGAAGTATCAAGCGTTCACTATCAACTTCCTTGCTCGTTAAAAAATGAAAGATATATCGTTTAAAGACTTTGATATTTTATCTCCCTCAGAAAAAGAAGAGGCAATGACTCTTTTATCAAGATACGAACAAATAGATAAACAAGATGGTTGTCAAAAAGATTTTTTAAAATTTGTAAAACACATGTGGGGTGATGCTTTTATACAAGGCAAACATCACAAAATAATTGCAGAAAAATTTAACAGAATTGCACAGGGCAAACTTAAAAGATTAATTGTTTGTTTACCGCCAAGACACTCTAAGTCAGAATTTGCTTCTACTTTTTTACCAGCTTGGTTGATGGGCTTAAATGGCAGTTTAAAAATAATACAATGTACTCACACAGCAGAATTGGCTGTAAGGTTTGGCAGAAAAGTAAGAAACTTAATTGATAGCGAAGATTACAAATTTATATTTCCTAACCTCAGCTTGCAAGCTGATAATAAAAGTGCTGGTCGATGGACAACCAATCAAGAAGGCGAAGCTTTCTATGCTGGTGTTGGCGGAGCAATTACAGGTCGTGGTGCTGATTTATTAATAATTGACGACCCTCATTCTGAGCAAGATGCTTTGTCTCCAAAAGCTTTGGAGTCTTGTTATGATTGGTACACATCTGGTCCAAGACAAAGATTACAGCCGGGCGGAACTATTATTATAGTTATGACCAGATGGAGCACTAAAGATTTAGTTGGTAAACTTTTAAAAAAACAAGGAGAAGAAAACGCTGACCAATGGGATATAGTTGAATTTCCAGCTTTAATGCCTAAAACAAACAATCCTTTGTGGGGAGAGTTTTGGAAAAAAGAAGAATTACTTGGTGTTAAAGCATCTCTGCCTATCAGCAAATGGAACTCTCAATGGCTACAAAATCCTACAGCAGAAGAAGGTAGTATAGTAAAAAGAGAGTGGTGGAGAACATGGCATGGAGAAAGAGTTCCGCCATACAGCTATGTAATACAAAGTTATGATACTGCTTTTTCAAAAAAAGAAACTGCTGACTATAGTGCCATAACTACATGGGCAGTTTTTGAAAGCGAAGATGATGGCTCTTCAAATATTATTTTACTTGACGCAAAAAGATTTAGAGTTGATTTTCCTGAGTTAAAAAAACAAGCCTACGAAGAATATAAATATTGGGAACCAGATTGTGTATTGATTGAAGCTAAAGCTTCCGGAACGCCTTTAGCTCAAGAGCTTAGAAGGATGGGCATACCTGTCACATCATACTCTCCTAGCAAAGGACAAGACAAAATAGCCAGAATGAACAGCGTTGCACCTATTTTTGAATCTGGCATGGTTTGGGCACCAGAAGAAAAATTTGCAGAAGATGTAATAGAAGAAATGGCTTCCTTTCCTTTTGGCGACTATGATGATTTTTGCGATAGCTCTACTATGGCTTTAATGAGATTTAGACAAGGAGGCTTTGTATCTTTGCATGAAGATTATCAAGAAGAAATGCAGGGCTTGAGAAAAGATAGAATGATATACTACTAAAATGAAAATTTTCTTAACCAGCTTTTTACATGATGGAGTTGCTTACGAAGGACCTAGTATTTATGCTGAAAATTTAGAAAAAGCACAAGGTATAGCAGACGCACAAGGTTTGTTTATTGATGGAGAAATAATTGATACTATAGAAACTGACAAATATTTAGAAGAAAGTATAATTGCTTTTGCTATTGAACAAAAACAAAGAGTCTTGCATTAATTAAATGATTGAAAAAAAACTAGGCACAGAAGATGACCTAAATGTTATTGAGTCTAATAACATTACATCGGTAGAAGTAGATAAGCCAAGAGGAGAGCTTATTAAAGAAGCTGCTGAAATTCTTGTGACAGAAGAAGGAGTCTTGGCAGATGAAGAAATTTTTGCACAAGAAGAAACTGTGCAAACTGATTTTAATGCTAATTTAGCAGACTTTTTAAATTCCGACATATTATCTAAATTAGCAACAGATTTAATTGGTTCAATTAAAAATGATTTAGAGTCAAGAAAAGATTGGGAAGACACCTATACAGATGGTCTTAAATATTTAGGAATGAAATTTGACGAGTCAAGGTCGCAACCTTTTGAAGGTAGCTCTGGAGTAATCCATCCAATATTGGCAGAAGCTGTCACACAATTTCAAGCTCAAGCATATAAAGAATTATTACCTGCAAAAGGACCTGTTAAAACACAAATATTAGGTCTAAGAAACGCAGATACTGAGTCACAAGCTGACAGAGTAAAAGAGTTTATGAATTATTACATCATGAATGTAATGAAAGAATACGACCCAGAACTTGACCAGCTTTTATTTTATTTGCCTCTTGCAGGCTCTGCTTTTAAAAAAGTTTATTTTGATTTTGTTTTAAATAGAGCTGTATCTAAGTTTGTTCCTCCAGAGGATTTAATAGTTCCTTACGAAGCAGCTGATTTAACAAGTGCAGAAAGAATTACGCATGCAATAAGCATGTCAAAAAATGAAATTAAAAAACAACAACTTTCCGGCTTTTATTCAAATATAGATTTACCAGACGATATATATGGAGAACAAACAGAAGTTGAAAAAGAAGTTGATGACATACAAGGTATAGAACCAAGTTATGCTGAGGATAGAAACAGAACAATTTACGAAGTTCACACAATTTTAGATTTAGAAGGTTTTGAAGATGTAGACGAAATGGGCGAGCCAACCGGTCTTAAACTTCCTTACATAGTCACTATAGATAGAGATGCCTACAAAGTTTTATCTATAAGAAGAAATTACAATCCTAATGACCCTTTAAAAAACAAAATTAATTTTTTCATACAATATAAATTTTTACCGGGATTAGGATTTTATGGCTTAGGTCTTTCACACATGATTGGTGGCTTATCTAAGGCTTCTACATCTATTTTAAGACAATTAATAGATGCAGGAACTTTAGCTAATTTACCAGCCGGTTTTAAAGCTAGAGGCATGAGGATTAGAGATGAAGCAGAGCCTTTACAGCCCGGTGAGTTTAGAGATATAGACACTACCGGAGGTAGTCTTAGAGAAAACTTAATACCTCTTCCTATAAAAGAACCTAGTAATGTATTGATGCAGCTGCTTGGTCTTTTAGTAGACTCTGGTAAAAGATTTGCTGCTATTTCAGACATGAACGTAGGAGATATGAACCAAGCTATGCCTGTAGGCACAACAGTTGCCTTGTTAGAGAGAGGTACAAAAGTAATGTCTGCAATTCATAAGAGATTACATTACTCACAAAGATTAGAGTTTAGTTTATTAGCGGGCGTATTTGCTGAATATTTGCCTCCAGAATATGACTTTGAAACAGGTTCTGGTCCAAGACAAATTAAATTATCAGACTTTGACGATAGAATTGATATTGTTCCTATATCTGACCCTAATATATTTTCACAAAGCCAAAGAATTACAATGGCACAAGAGCTTTTACAAATGGTCACAACCAATCCTGATGTTCATGGTCCTGTAGGTATTTATGAGGCTTACAAAAGAATGTATGCAGCTTTAGGAGTAGATAATGTTGAAAGCCTGCTACAACCACCTCCAGATATGACACCTATGCCGGTAGATGCTGGATTAGAAAATAGTAGTTTATTATTAGGGCAGCCAGCTCAAGCTTTTCCGGAACAAAATCATGAAGCACATGTAGCGGCTCATCAAAGTTTGTTTTTATTAAAAACAGTTCAAGAAAATCAAGGTATTCAGTCTTTAATAGTTTCTCATGTTATGCAACACTTGCAGTTTTTGTCAGCACAGTTAGCACAACAACAAATTCCTCCAGAATTACAACAACAGTTTGAACAAATGCAGATGGCTATGCAGCAATCTTCTCCAGAAGAAGCTAAGACTTTACAACAACAAATGCAAATGATGTTAGACCAAATTAGTTCTCCAATTATGGCTCAACTAACTCAACAGTTTTTAGCAAGTATTCAGCAACCATCTGGAGACCCATTAGTAGAAATCAGAAAACAAGAACTTGATTTAAAAGATAAAGAGCTTGATATGGAGCAACAACAATTTGAAACCAAGCTTGAACAAAATCAAGAAAACAAAATGGTTGAGTCACAGCTGCAACAACAAAGGATTGATGTGCAAAAAGCTATAGCAGATGATAAACTGCAATTAGCTATAGATAGAATGAAACAACAAGCTGAATTAAAAATTACAGAATTACAAGCTAAAATGAGGAAATCATGACGACATCTTATATAAAAGAAAAACTTGCAGAGTTAAGAAAAAATAAAAAACTTGAAAGGGCAAAAGAAATAGCTGAAAGAGAAAAAACAGAAGCAGCTAAAAAAGCAAAAGAAATTGCAAGTATTGAAAGAATTTCAAAAAAAATGGCAAGAATATCAGGCAAAAAAGTTGTAGAAAAAACTCAACCAAAGCCTGTAAAAGAAGTAAAAATTGAGTCAAAGATTGAAGAACAAATTGATACAAAAAAAGTTGTTTTAAAGCCTGCCAATATCAGTAAAAAAACTACAAAAAAAACAAAAATTACTAGAAAAAAGAAAAAATAATTTATGGCAGACGTTATTGATTTTATAGAAAATCTACAAAAAGAAATTAATACTAAATTGAAAGATATAGAAGAAACTTTAATGTCTGGAAATTTAAAAGACATGGAACATTATAAATATTTGCAAGGACAGTTAAATGCCCTTTATAATATGCAAGATTTTATAAAAAATTATTTTGACAAAAATGAGTGAGCCAGCAAAAAAAGAAGAAGAAAAGAATATAATTCAATCCGCTTATGTGGAGCCAGAAGAAATATTCTTGGACCCAGAAAAGCTGGAAGCTTCTTTGGTCGAAAGAATGCCCACTCCTACAGGTTGGAAAATTTTAGTTTTACCTTACAGAGGTAAAGGCAAAAGTAAGGGTGGAATTATTATGACAAAAGAAACTGTAGACAGAGAAAGTCTGGCTACTGTAGTTGCTTATGTTGTAAAAATGGGTCCTCTTTGTTATTCAGAGCAGGGCAAGTATGGCGAACCTTGGTGTAAAGAAGGTCAATGGGTGTTGATTGGAAGATATGCTGGAGCTAGGTTTAAATTAGAAGATGGTGCGGAAGTAAGAATTATTAACGATGATGAAATCATTGCAACAATTCTAAATCCAGATGATATAGTGAGTTTATAATGAGCGAAACAGAAAACAAAATAGAACAAGAAGAAGAAATAAAAATTGAAGTTGTTGATGATGCTGTCATAGAAGAAGAGCAAAAACAACAAGAAATCTCTTCTGATGATGAACTTAGTGAATACACTAAAGGCGTATCAAAAAGAATTAACAAGTTAAATGCAAGAGCTAGAGAAGCAGAAACTAGGGCTCAACAAGCAGAACAACTTGCTCAACAAAGAGAACAAAGAATTAAAGACTTAGAAAGTCAAACTCAGCAACTTAATACAAGTGTTTTAAGTGCAGAAGAACAAGCAGTTGAAGCAAAAGAAAGACAGGCTAACGAGCTGTTTAAAAAAGCTTACGAAGCAAATGATGCTGAGTTAATTTCTAAGGCAGATACTTTAAAAGGCGAAATTCAAATACAAAAAGAACAAATAAGGTTGGCTAAAAACAGGGCTATACAACAAGAACAAGTTCAACAAACACAACAAGTTCAGCCTGAGCAAACAGAAGGGCAACAAGTTGTTGTCCCTACAGAAGAAGCTTTGTTGTGGAAAAGCAAAAATCCTTGGTATGGTGTAGACTCAGATACCAATAATGTAGCAGCTACTCAATATGCAAACTTTACACATATTAATCTTATTAATGAGGGCTTTGAAGCTGACTCAGATGAGTATTACAATGAATTAGATAAAAGGGTGTATAATGTATATCCAGATTTAATGAATGAAACAAATGCCGAGGAAAAAGAAGTGAGACCCACTGTGCAAAGAGTCGCTTCTGCTTCTGTAGGAAGTAGGCAAAAAACACAAGGCAACAAAAGTGGAATAACTTTTTCAAAGTCTGAAAAAGAGCGTGTCCTAGGGTTGAAACCTTACAACATGTCTGAAGAAGATTGGTTGAAACAGGTTGCTAAACAAAAGCAAAAAATACAACAAAGAGAGGCAAGCTAATGGCTGAAAAGAAAGAGTTAAACACCATGAGAAACCAGCGTGAAACCGAGTCTCACGATAATACAACTCGTAGAAAACCTTGGTCTCCTGTCAAGAAACTAGACACACCTCCTCCTCCTGATGGTTATGAGTACAGATGGATAAGAGGTTCGTTCCTTGGTCAAGAAGATGCAAATAACATTTCATATAGAATGAGAGAAGGCTGGGAATTTGTCCAAGCATCATCTTTACCTGATGGATGGGATTTGCCTGCACTTGGCGAAGATAGAGGTCGATTGGCTGGAGTAGTACATAATGAAGGACTGTTTTTAGCTAAAATACCGGTAGAAACTATTGCAGAAAGAAGAGCTTATTACGAAAGTAAAACTTCTAAAGCTAACGAGGCATTAGATAACACAATGTTTAATGACTCTAACAAAGATAGCAGATACGTTAAGTACGATAGCAAAAGAGAGTCTCAAGTCACTTTTGGAAAAAAGTAGACTTAATTTAATTTTTAAGAGGTAAACTATTATGGCGAACAAAGACGCTGCCTTTGGCTTAAAGCCTGTTCGCATGATGGGTGGTGCTCCCTATTCTGGAGGTCAATCCAGATATAGAATAGCAAGTGGTGCTACAACTCCTATATATCAAGGAGATATAGTCACTCAGCTTACTGCCGGTGTGTTAGGAAGACATGCGGCATCAGGAACTGTACCCATCGTTGGTGTTTTCAATGGTGTTTCGTACACAGACCCAACTACAGGCGAACAAGTCTTTAAAAACTACTATCCGGGTAGTATTTCTGCTTCGGATATTATAGCTTCTGTGATTGACGACCCAAATGTTGTCTTTGAAGTACAAGCAGATGACACTTTTCCTGTCGCTGACTTGTTTGGAAATTTCGACATAGTGGATAATGCAGATGTAGGAGATGAAAAATCCGGACGTTCTAACACTGAGTTAGACGTGACAACCGGAGCTACTACAGCTACGCTTCCACTAAAAGCGATTGATATTTCACAGGACCCCGATAATTCAGACGTTGCAACAGCTAACACCAATGTCCTATGTGTGATACAAAATCACATTATGGGTCAGAAAGGTGCTGGTTTAGCTTAATGAGAGGTATTAAATAATGGCAATTTCAAGAGCACAACTAGCAGCTGAATTAGAACCGGGTTTAAACGCACTTTTTGGTATGGAGTATGATACTTACGACCAAGAATATGCTGAAATTTTTTCTATTGAAGACTCTTCAAGAGCTTTCGAGGAAGAAGTATTAATCGTTGGTTTTGGTTCGGCTCCGGATAAATCCGAAGGGCAAGGAGTTGTATTCGACAACGCTTCTGAGTCTTACACTGCAAGATACACGCATGATACTATTGCGTTGGCTTTTGCTTTGACAGAAGAAGCTGTTGAGGATAATTTATATGACTCACTTGGTAAAAGATATACTAAAGCATTAGCTAGAAGTATGGCTAACACTAAAGAAGTAAAAGGAGCAAACGTATTAAACAATGCGTTTAGTTCTTCATTTACAGGCGGAGATGGTGTTTCTCTAATTAACACAGCCCACCCCTTAGCAGGTGGTGGAACTGCTGCTAATAGAGCTAGCACTATGGCTGACTTAAATGAAACTTCATTAGAGGATGCTTTAATTGATATATCTACATTTACAGACGACAGAGGTTTAACTATTTCTGTGAATGCAACAAAATTGGTGATACCACCACAATTAACTTTTGTTGCTGACAGAATATTGAACTCTCCACAAAGAGTCGGTACTGCGGATAATGATTTAAACGCTATCAAAAATACAGGTGTATTACCCGGTGGCTACACAGTAAATCATTACCTTAATGACCCAGACGCTTTCTTCTTATTGACTTCTATTACAGAGCAAGGAGAAGGTCTAAAAATGTTCCAAAGAACCGGAATGGAAACCAACATGGAGCCTGACTTTAGTACAGGCAACATTAGATACAAAGCTAGAGAAAGATATTCTTTTGGCTTCTCTAATTGGAGAGGTATCTATGGTTCCCAAGGAGCTTAAATGAACCAATAATAGGGTTTATTATTCAACTATTATAAAGAAGGGCAGGTATTTACCTGCCCTTTCTTTTTCCTTATAATTATTCCATATTCATATTTACTCCCCCCTAAATATTGTTTATAAATTATAGGGCACTCTAATCAGGGTGCCCTTCTTAATTGTAAAGAATGTTATAACCTTCATCATCAAGCTCATCTAATTGTCTTTTGTATTTTTTAAGCATTTTGTAAGCAATTTTTTGTTGAGCCATGCTCCAGCTATTTTGTCTTGCTAAAGAAGCACCGAAGTCTTTATCAACACCATTAAAGCCAACACCATCTTGTGCTAGGGCACCATCACATCTTGAAGAAAGAAACTTCATGAATTTTTGAAGCAACTCTACTTTTTCTAATGATAAAGACTCAGCTATTTGATTGGCTTTGACTTTTACTCTAGCTTTTTTGATTACCTTGTTAAGCTCTTTGTTTTCTTCGATAAGCTCTGGTATCTCGATTTTTTTCTCAACCACTACATTATCAAGAGCTCTAGCAGCTACTTTGGTTTTATCAACAATCTTTTTAGCGAAGACTGCATCAAGAGAGCCTTCAACAACAATATATTGTATTAAGACAGAAGACTCTTGACCAATTCTGTGTATTCTGTCTTCTGCTTGAGCTATGTCAGATGGCACCCAATCAAGCTCTGCAAAAACCATTTTAGATGCTCTGGTTAGAGTAAGACCAACACCAGCAGCTTTAATGCTGCCAATGAAGACATCAGCTTGACCATTTTGAAAAGCCTCAACTGCTTCATTTCTTTCTACTTGATTTTTTTCTCCGGTAAGCACCACAACTTTTTTATCTTGCTTTTTAAGTTCTATTTCTAACTGAGCAATAACATCTCTGTGGTGTGCCATTACAACAACCGGCTCATTGAATGACTCAAGGTGTTCAACAACCGCTTTAACTTTTTTCTCAGCAGTTGCTCTTCTTTCAGATGACATGCTTATAAAATCTACTTTAGAAGAAAATTGTTCTGCATCCAGACTGTAAGGGTCTACATTAGGATTTTGGTTTTTTTTGTTGTAATCTTCAAAAGCTGAATACTCTGCTTTGATTTCTTTTTTGTAAAGCTCGTAAGGCAGTTCAATAATTTGTTTTACTTTAGCTGGTAAGTCTTTTAAAACCTCATCTTTTTTTCTTCTTATCATGAAGCTTTGTCTAAGTCTTCTTTGCAACTCATCTAAATTAGAAGCTCCACTCCAATCCCAAACCTCTCTAGTTCTGCTGACTCTTTTTTTGTGTAATCCAGCATATCTTTTACCAAACCCAAATCTATTACCAAATGATTTGTTGTCTAAATAGCCAGCTACTGCTTGTATCTCAATAGGTCTGTTAGGAATAGGAGTTCCTGTCAGCATAATTTTTTTGTCTGCTTGAACGCTTAAAGCTGCTTTAGTTCTTTGGGCATCAGGATTTTTTAGATAGTGAACCTCATCCATAATGACAAGACTCCATTTCTTATCAAGCAAATCTTGATACTTTTGCAAGACATCATAATTGATAATTACAATATCTTGCTTATCATTAAGGCTGTCTTTACCAGACATGATAACTTGAATATCTCTTTGGTCTACCAACCAAGTTTCTAATTCTTTTTTCCAATTAAGCTTTAAAGAAGCTGGCGAAACAATTAAAACATTTTTTGGTTTATTGACGTTGATAACGCCAATAGCTTGAACAGTTTTGCCCAAGCCCATTTCATCGCCAATCAAAATGTTATCTTTGTCTAAGCAATACTCAATGCCGGCTTTTTGATAACCATAGTAATCAAGACCAGCTGGCACCGGATAACTTTTATCAGAGTCTACAGCTTGTGATTTTTCTAAAATGTTTAAATCATCAGAGTATCTTTTAACAATCCAAACATCGTCATTATCTTTTGACACAGCATACCCTGACTTTTTAAGAGCAATTTTTTCTTCTCTCCAGACAGACCAAAAAAGCTCACTGTTATTTTTATTAAGCTCTGCTTCTTCTACATACCTGCCATCAGGTAGTTTTTGCTTTGGAGACCAATCTAAATCGAAGTTATCCATTTTCTCTCACGTCAATCATGTCGCCATAGGTGCATCATCAAATGGATTTTCTTCTTGGAACTTCCTAAACTCCGACATTTTGTTTTCTGCTGCTTTGATTTCTTGACTGAATTTTTTCTCCATTTTTATCATCTCTGCAACCAATACACACTTCGGATTGTCGAAATCACACCAAACAGCGTCATCTATCCATCTTTTAGTTTTTTTTGCATTGTTTAACAAAACTGTTATTTCATCGTTAAAATCTTCAGTCTTCTTTACTATTTCTGCTTTAGTTAATTTCATGATTATTTCCTCCATAATTTTTTATTAATCATATAGTTATAGTACACTATTTACAAACTTTTGCAACTATTTACAAACAAATATTTACTTTAATTTTGACCAAAAATGATATAATCATGTCAATCTAGGTATTTATTAACAACTTTATCAACTGACCTAGCAGACAAGCCAAGATGATAAAGTCTTTCCTCAAGGAGGATAACATGGCAAACACAACATTTAATGGTCCTGTGCGTTCTGAAAATGGTTATAAAACCATTATTAAAAACTCAACTACAGGTGCTTTAACAAACGAAATGACAATGAGTACATATAGCACTTCTATTACAGTAGCTGCTACAGGTACTTCCCACAAAGAAGCTTCTATTGGAATACCTTCAAACTTTATTCCTATGGCTTGTGCTGTGACTGTGACAAGTGCTGCTGCTAACGCAGTAAACTTGGTTGATGTAGGAACTGACGCAGATACTGATGGTTTTATAGATGGTATTTCATCTGCTATAAATTCAACAGGATTTAAAGGTTTCTTTCCTTGTAATGGTGTTTTAGGTATGTCTGGTGGTACTACTACTGCCGCTACTGAAACAGCTGATGAAGTAGAAGTCGTAATATCTGGAACAGCAGGTGCTGGTGGAGTTATTGCATTAAAATTCTTTGGAATTTCTTCTGACTCTCCAACTGCATAATTCGAGGTAAAATATGGCAGACACAGTATTATCACAAACCATACAAGATGGCGAAAGAACAGCTGTAATGAGATTTACCAATGTCAGCGATGGCAGTGGCGAGTCTGCTGTCAAAAAAGTTGATGTTTCTGCTTTGGCAAAAAACTCAGCAGGAAAGGAATGCACAGAAGTACATATACAAAGAATATATTGGGCTACTGTAGGCATGTCTGTAAAAATTGAATTTGACGCATCTACTAATGTTTTAGCAATAGGTTTACCTGCTGATTCAACAGGAGATGAGTATTACGATAATTTTTCAGCAATACCTAATAATGCTGGTTCCGGAAAAACAGGCGACATTGACTTTACAACAACAGGTCATTCAAGTGGCGATAGCTACATGGTAATTTTAGAACTGATTAAAAAATATTAATAAAATTGGCAGTATCAAATAGTAAAAATTTTGAACCTGACGTAGGCGAGTTTGTAGAAGAAGCGTTTGAACGCTGTGGCTTAGAACTCAGAACAGGTTATGATTTAAAAACCGCTAGACGAAGCTTAAATTTGCTTTTAGCAGAATGGGCTAACAGAGGCTTAAACCAATGGACAGTTGCAGAAAAAACTATTACTTTGGTAAAAGATACTGAAACTTACACCATTGACTCTGTAGATGGTACTGCAACTATTGATGTTTTGGATGCTTTTGTTAGAGAAACAGTAAATAGCGAAAATACTGATTTGCCTTTGGCAAAAATTAGTAGGTCGCAATATGCTGGTTTAGCTAACAAAGGCACATCAGGAAAGCCTTCACAATATTTTGTGGATAAACAGCTTTCTCCAAAAATTACTTTATATCCTACTCCGGATAAATCTACTACATACACTTTACATTTAAATGTGCTTACTAGAATGGATGATGCTGATGCAGGAGCAAATACATTAGAAATGCCTTTTAGGTTTTATCCTTGTTTAGCAGCTGGTCTTGCTTACTACATTTCTATGAAAAGAGCTCCAGAAAGAACAGTTTTGTTAAAACAAATTTACGAAGAAGAGTTTGAAAGAGCTACTTCACAAGACCAAGACAGGTCTTCATATAATATTGCACCAGATTTAAGAAGTTATAATTCAGCAAGATGAGCAAATTTGCCAGCAATAAAAACGCTTATGGAATTTGTGATGTATCTGGTTTTAGATATAAATTAAAAGATATGAGAATGACTTGGGATGGTCTAATGGTTGGACCAGACCAATTTGACCCAAAACATCCACAATTAGATAGACGACCTGTAGTAGTGGACGCACAAGCATTAAAAAATGCAAGACCTGATTTAAGTGATGATAATAACTTTTTTTCTGTTTATACAAATACAGGCAAAGGAAAACTTGGAAAAGAACTAACTACTTTTGCTGTGACAAGCGGTTTGGGCACAATACAAATTACAACTTAAACTGTTGTATAATCTTTATTATGAGTTTCACTAAGGCAACATTAAAAACAGCAATACAAGATTATTTAGAGTCAAGCGAAACTACTTTTGTAAATAATTTAGATAACATTATTAAATCAGCAGAAGATAGAATTTTTGAATTTGTACAGCTCCCGGAACAAAGAAAAAATGTCACAGGAACTTTATCTTCTGGAAGTAGGTTTTTAGCTACGCCTAGTGATTTTTTTGCACCTATGAGTTTGGCTATAATTTCAAGTAATGTTTATACATACTTAGATTTTAAACATGCTTCTTTTTTAAAAGAATATTCTCCAGACACTACAGTGACAGGCACACCAAAATATTATGCTATTTTTTCAGACGAGTCTTTTACGATTACGCCTGTTCCAAATGCAAACTTTAGTATAGAATTACACTACTTATTTAAACCAAATTCGTTGGCAGATGGTAGTGATAGTGGACAAACAACTCTTTCAAAAGATTATCCAGACGCTTTACTTAGCGGCTGTCTTGCAGAAGGAGCAATATTCCTTAAAGAGTCTCCAGATGTTATTGCTACATTTGAAACGAGATTTAAAGAGGCTGTTGCTAGAATGAAAAATCTTTCGGAAGGTAGAAAAGTTAAAGATGAATACAGATACGACAGTCTTCGGATTGGAGTATCTTAATGCAAAAAATTGAAAGTTTAAAAGGTGCAAGAGTTGCCTTACTAGGGCTTGGTATATCACAAATAGATTTTGTAATCGGTGCTGAAAACAGCAAAGAATGGGATGAAGTTTGGGGTATAAATTCTGCTTGCGGTGTGTTTAATTGCAGTAGAGTTTTTATGATGGACCCACCAAGTAGATTTTTAGACAGCGAAGATGCAGGCAAGCAAACTCATGTAATGAGAAGAGTTTTGCCTGATTTATCTGTGCCTGTTTACACTTGCGAACTAGACGACAGAGTTCCAAGTGCTGAATTATATCCAATAGAAGCAGTTTGTAATTATACAAAAAGTGCTTATTTTAATAATACAGTGGCTTATGCCATTGCTTTTGCTTACTATCATGAAGTAGGCACATTAGAATTGTATGGTATAGATTTTTCTTATAAAGGCGACATGCACTTTGCAGAGGCTGGCAGAGCATGTGTAGAATTTTGGTGCTCAAAAGTAATGGAAGGCGGCATGATGATTGGTGTTAGCCCAAGAAGTTCTCTGCTTGATGCAAGTGTTCCTTTAAAAGAAAGACTTTATGGCTATCATAGATTAGCTGACCCGATAGTTGCAGTACCGCATAACAATCAATGGGTAATAGAGCCTAATAGCAAAATAAGAGATGTTTTAAAAAAAGAAAATATAGCTGTCATAGAAGAAGAAACACCGCCAGAACCTTATAAAGGATAATGTCAGACTCTCTTTTTGAATTAGGAAAAATTAGTGTCCATACAACTCAAAATCGTGGTCATGCTCCGGAGTTTTGGGCAGAGCAAGCAACTAAAAAAATATGTGAAATTTCTGAAAATGCTCCAGAGCATGTAAAACAACAAGCTTACGCTTTTCGCAATCATGTTTATACTGTAATTCTTATGACCATAAAAAACAGTATATCTTCGGATAGAACAACTGTGGTAAACTTACTCAGAAAACAAGGTCATGAAGACATGGCTAAAATTATTAAGGAGCTTTGATATGGCAATAACATCAGCAATAGCTACAAGTTTTAAACAAGAGCTTTTAGTCGGAACTCATAATTTTACTGCTAGTTCTGGTAATAGTTTTAAATTAGCTTTATATACAAGTAGTGCTACTTTAGGTGCTGGCACAACAGCCTATGTGACAACAGGACAAGCTTCCGGAACAAATTATACTGCTGGAGGAGCTGCTTTAACTAGTGTGACTCCATCAACGTCAGGAACTACAGCAGTTTGTGATTTTGCAGATTTGACTTTTGGAACAGCTACAGTCACAGCTAGAGGTTGTTTAATTTATAACGACACTCAATCTGATAAAGCTGTTTGTGCAATAGACTTTGGCGGAGATAAAACATCAACTGCTGGAGATTTTACTGTTGTATTCCCTGCACCTACAGCGACAGGTGCAATAATTAGACTAGCCTAAGTTTTAGGTTATTGTGTTAAACTTCTTATTTTAGAAGTTTATTTTTATGGCTCTTACAAAATTCAATTTTAAAGCTGGTATCAACAAAGAAGAAACAGAACTTTCTAACGAAAGCGGCTGGGTTGATGGTAATTTTATAAGGTTTAGAAAAAACAAAGTAGAAAAAATAGGCGGCTGGATTAAAAACTCAGCAAATAGTTTTTTGGGAAAAGCTAGAGCTTTAATTGCATGGACTTCTGTTGAAGGTACTAAATATTTAGGTATTGGCACTACAACAAAATATTATATAAAAGAAGGAAATGCTTACAACGATATTACTCCTTTAAGGCTAACAACAGCTGCGGGAGATGTCACTTTTGCGGCAAGTAATGGCTCTTCGACTTTAACTGTGACAGACACAAATCATGGTGCTGCCGCAGGAGATTTTGTGACTTTTAGCGGAGCTGCCGCTTTAGGTGGAAGCGGAAATATTACCGCTGCTGTTTTAAATCAAGAATATGAAATAGCAACTATTGCTTCTGTTAATTCATACACTATTACAGCTAAAGATACCAGCGGCTCTACAGTCACAGCAAATGCAAACGACTCTGGCAATGGCGGCTCAAGTGTAGTTGGAAAGTATCAATTAAATATTGGCACAGATACTTTTTTGTCTGGAACAGGTTGGAGTGTAAATGGCTGGGGAGAAGGAACTTTTGGTAGCACCTCTTCTTTATCAGCAAGTAATCAATTAAGGCTTTGGTCACATGACAACTATGGCGAAGACTTAATTATAAATCCTAGAGCTGGAAGCATATACAGATGGGTTGAGTCAGATGGTTTAAATGCTAGAGCTGTAGATTTATCAACTACTTCTGGTGCAAATTTAGTTCCTACTAAAGGTTTACAAGTTTTAACTTCTGAAACTGATAGACACTTAATTGTTTTGGGAGCTGACACTTTAAACGATGCTGGCACAGCAAGAACAGGTCAAGCAGATGCCATGTTCATTGCTTTTTCTGACCAAGAAAATTTATTAGAGTTTGAACCAAAAACTACTAATACAGCTGGAAGTTTAAGGCTTTCAAGTGGTTCTGAAATTATTGCTGGTACAAAAACTAGACAAGAAGTTGTCATTTGGACAGACACAGCTATTTATAGTATGCAGTTTATTGGTCCACCTCTTACTTTCTCATTGAATTTAATCAACGAAGGTGTTGGTTTAATTTCTCCAAAAGGTTTTGTAAATTCTAGTGGTGGCGTGTTTTTTATGAGTCAATCTGGGTTTTACATTTACAATGGTGTGGTAAACAAAATACCTTGTACATTACAAAACCATGTTTTTGATGACTTAGATGTGTCTCAAGCCTATAAATGTTATGCCGGATTGAACGCTCAATTTTCAGAAGTGTGGTTTTTTTATCCATCGCTCTCAGAAGGCAGTGGAGAAATTTCTAAATATGTTATTTATAACTACGAAGAAAATGTTTGGAGCCTTGGCTCTCTAACAAGATACGCTTGGTTAGATGATTACGATAATTCTAATCCTATAGCTTCTGGCATAGTAAGCTCTAATAATTTTTTGTATGACCATGAAAGCGGTTCAAACGATGATGAAAGCCCAATGTCAAATGTTTTTATTGAGTCCGGAGATTTTGATGTAGCCGATGGCGAACAATTTGCTTTTATAAAAAAAATTATTCCAGACATAAACTTTTTATCAGATTTAGGCACATCTCCTAATCCTGCAATTAATGTTGTTTTGAAAAAAAGAAATAGTCCGGGCGACAGTCTTACTACTGACTCTACTTCTCAAATAGAGAACACAACATCAAGAAATGATGTCAGAACAAGAGGTAGACAATTTGTTTTACGTTTTGAGTCTGACGATGATTTGTCGCCAACAGCAAGACAAAAAGATTTTAAATGGAGATTAGGAGCTACAAGATTAGATGTAAACCCATCAGGGCGTAGGTAATGTCTAAAATATTAGAAACCAATTTGCCTATAGCAGCTAATGAAGTCACTCCAGAATTATTTAACAGATTGGTAAGAATTTTAGAAATAAACTTATCTGCTGTAGACCCAGAAAAAATACCATCTTTTACACAAGCAGAGGTTGAGGTTTTAAATTTTGCTACAGGAGCAATAATTTTTAATACTACAAACGCAATACATCAAGCTTTTGATGGCACTAGACTAAGAAATTTATACTCATCTGAAGCTTTAACTTCTGGAATTAGTGGTACAATAAGCTTAGGTGCAGTAAGCGTCACTACAAGTTAATGACATGAACGAAAGATTAAGACAAAGAATAGAAAATTTTGCCGAAAGTGTTGGTAAAGTTAATCAACCTATTCGTAGAGAACCGCCTTATATAGCCTCAGACAAAGGAATGCAACTTATGCCAGACATTAGACGTGATGGGCTCATACCTCCAAGGCAAGAAGGAATGAAACTCTTGCCAGATATAAGACGAGAAAATCCTGATACAGATAGAGTGGGAGCTATGCAACTCATGGAACAAATTGAGGCATTAGGAGGCTCTTTAGCAAGCCCAGCAGAAAGAATGTCTCCAAGAGATATTGAAGGCATGGAGTTATCGAGAAAATTAGATAGAGAAAGAAGAAATTATGATGTAGATATTGATGGCAGAGACTATCAGTTTGAAGGTGAAGGCGGTTTAGATTTAATGGACTTGAGACAAAGACTTGGCTTAGAGCCAATGTACGATGCAACCGGCACAGAATTTGACGAAGTAATGGTAATGCCAGAAGCGGAAGCTTTATCCCAAATGGGAAGAGGTCCAGACACTGAGCTTGCACATTTAGAACCCGGAGACGTTGTAATTCCTCCAGATGTTTTAGAGAATGACCCAATATTAGCTGACATTTTAGAAGAAAGAATGACAATGGCTGGCGTAGACCCAGCAAGTCGTATTGCTGGTGTCGGAATTGCATCTTTAAACCCGAACACAGGATTAGAAGAATTTGGTTTGTTTAAAAGCATAAAAAAGGTTGTTAAGAAAGTAGCACCTTATGCAGGACTAATAGCAGCTCCATTTACAGGTGGCTTATCAGTAGGATTACTTCCAGCTTTGGTTGGTGCTGGCGGAAATTTATTAGCCGGTAAAGGATTAAAAGGAGCTGCTCTCGGTGCACTAAGCGGTTTTGGTGCTGGTTCTGCTTTAGGTAAATTAGGTCTTACAGCTTCTGCTATTAAAGGCTCTGGCGGTTTGTTGCCAGCTCTTAAAGGTGCTGGAGCAAAAATTTCTGGTGCTATGAAAGGTCTTGGAAGTTTAGGCGGTGGCGGTGGCGGTCTAGGCAGTCTTTTAGGATTAGGCGGTGGCGGTGGCGGTCTAGGAAGTCTAATGGGCGGTGGACAACAAGGCGGTTTAGGTGGAGGCTTAGGTGGCGGACTTGGTATTGGCGGTCTTTTGGCTGCTGGTTTACCTGCTGCATTCCTTGCTAAAAAAGCTTACGATGAAACCAAAAAAGATTATGGAGTACCAATGACTCCACTAACTCAATTTGATTCATTGGGCAGATACAATATAGAAGCAGAGATAGCTAGGAGAATGGGCAAAGAACAACCTAATCCTGTTGAGTTTGGTTTATTACCTGAGTTGCCAGAATTATCTGGTGGAGCTCCTATTGAAAGAAAAGCTTATGGCGGTCCTGTAATGGCTTTTGCCGAAGGCGGAGATGTAGCCTTAGAAGATTTTGAAAGAATGTCTGGAGACATTAATGGAGAAGGCACAGAAACAAGTGACAATATTCCTGCTATGTTAAGTGATGGCGAATTTGTAATGACAGGTCAAAGCGTAAGAGGAGCTGGAGCTTTTGATATGAAAAAAGACGAAGGCGGAATAATTACTTTGGTACCTTCTTTAGAAGAAGACAGAGAACGAGGTACAGATTTAATGTATCAAATGATGAGCGAGTTTAGTAATTATGCCCAGCCAATTTAATCCTATAAAAATGCAAGCCGGTGGAGCACCTATGCCCTACATATCTGGTATTAGTAGATTAACCGGAGAGCTTGACCCTGTAAGCAAACAATTATTTTTTGGTTTGGGCGGTAGAGGTGGATTTATACCCGGTGTTATGCGAGCCGCAGAAAGAACTTTTTATGATGAAGAAGGCAAGCCTGTAGTAATTGATGAGCAAGTCGCAGAACTAACTCCAGAACAATTAGCTGCTTCTGACAGAGGCTTAGAGTCGTTAGGTTTATTAAGAGATACTTATGGAGCTTACGACCAAGGAAGAACTCAACAATTTATGGACCCTTATGAAGATGCTGTAGTACAGCAAACCATAAGCGATATTTTAGAACAAGGCGACTTAGCTGATATTCGTGCAAGAGCTAGAGATATTGGCAGAGGCGGATTAGCTGCTTTTGGCTCAAGAGCTAGGCTCGGTGGCGTTGATAGAGCAGAAGCCATAGGTCGAGGTTTGGGCAAAGCAATTAGCGGAATTAGAAGCAGAGGTTTTGGCGAAGCTCAAAGATTAGGCATGCAAGATTTTGCTAGACAACAAGAGGCTAAAAGATTTGGTGTTGGTAGTTTAATGAATTTAGGTCAATATGGTTTAACTTCTGGATTAGTACAACAGCAACAAGCACAAAATGTTTTAGATGCTCAAAGAAGGAATGCGTTGCAAAGACAACAAACTCCTTTGATGCAGTATCAATCGTTGTTGCCTTTTATACAGACTGTGCCAACTTCAAGAACACAAACAACAACAGGCTTTGCTCCTAAACCAAGTGCTTTGCAAGCGGCTCTTGGCACCGGACTTAGTGCTTTTGGAGGTATTGGTAGCTTGTTAAAGCCCGGTGCTCAAACAAATTATAACTATGGCTCTCGCACTCAAACTCAAACTCCTCAAACTCAAAGTTATCCAGCTGTGGCTTCAAATTATAATGTAGATTTTAATAATCCAGCTCTTAGTACAAGCCCAGCTTTTGTTCCATCAACTTTTGGCAGTCCAACGCCTACAAACATGTTTACGCCTTTTAATCCAAACACAGCAGTAGGACCTATTTTTGGACAGCAAGCTCCAAGCAGCAATGCAACTTTTAATCCTTCAAGCACTAATTTAGACTTGAATTTATTACCCGGACCTATTTTTGGAATATGACGATAAGCAGAGAAAACATACCTCAGCAAATGTTTTACAAAGAGGGTGGAGCACCTAACTCTACTGATATTGGTTTACAAGAATTAGCAAGATTAATTCAACAAAAACAAGATTTCGATACCAATAAAGCTAAGTATGAAGACCGCTTAGGCGGAATGATAGAGCCTCAACAGCCAATGGATATTTATGAGGCTGCATCACAATTAGGCAAAGGTTTATTGCAAACTCCTAACACCGGAGGTGCTTCTGCATTTACCGGATTAGCTGCTGGTTTCAACAATATAGTAGACGAGTCAAGACGCAGAGAAGAAACAGCAAGACAAGAAAGACAACAAGTGGCTATGAAAGCTATGGAATTAGCTATGGAAGATGAAAGATTAGCAGAAAAGTATCTTAACGATTACAACATGAAAGTAATTGAAAATGCTAATAAAAAATTAGATTATGTCACGATTGAATATATTGATGCAGATGGCAATAAACAAACCACAAGACTTGCTGACACAAACGCAAACGCAGAAGAAATAAATAATTTGATTTCAAACTTTCAAGGAAAAGAAGTTAAGCCTATACAAATCAGACAAGAGATAGGTGGGGTCACTCCGATTGATGAAGAAATAATTAAAAACATAGGAAAGAATGTTGAAGCTTATAGTGAAAAAGCAATAGCAGCAAAAGCAACAATAGAACAAGTAGATTATGCAAATTATTTGGCGGATAAACTTGGACCAGAAAATTTTGGACCTACACAAAGAGCTTTTTTGGGTATGAGACAATTTGCTACAGAGTTAGGTCTTGGCGAACTTTTTAACATTGACCCAACTGATTTAGGAATGAAAACAGCCTTAAATCAACTTTCTATGAACTTTACTATGGGTATTGTTTCACAAACCAAAGGAGCTATATCTAACAAAGAGATGGAATTATTCATTCAAGCAGCTCCTACACTTGGTTCAACTTACGATGGTTTTATAGAACAACTTAGGCTTTTAGATAAATTAGCTAGAAGAGACGCACAGTTCTATACAGAATACATGAAAGAATTAGATAAGTTAAATAAAGAAGGTAAACAGTCAACTGAAATATCTGCTTTAATGGCAGAGTTTGAATTAAATTTTCAAAAAAACTTTCCATTGTTTGATGAAAATGACAAAAAAATTATAGACGATGCTATTGCTAATAAAGATGCTTTAGCCGAAGGCTTTGACATAGATGCTTACAAAAAAGAAATAGAAGATAAAAAAAGAGCAGAAGCTGCAAAAGGCGGTAATGCAGAGCCAAGAAACACAGACATTTTTACTCAAAAAGGAGAAGAGCTTTATCAAAAATGGCTTTCAGATGGCAACGAAGATAAAGATGAAACAACCAAGGAAATAGCAAGGCGAATAATTGAAGAAAAACTTAAAAAAAAGTTAAAAGAGGATTAATTAAAAATGTCTATGACTTTAGATGAGTTGCAAAAAGAAGCTGAAGTTTTGGGAGCTCAAAAAGAAGCTTATGATAGAGAAACTGATGACTACACATTAAGAAAAATTAGAAGCAATCTTTTTTTTGATGACGAAACCAGAGTTCAATTTTTAGCTAATCAAAGATTTCCAAACGAAGATAAACCAACCGATAGATATTTCAATCAGGATGGAACTTTGTTTTACATGGATGATTATGGTAAATTCCAAAAAGAATTTCCTGATAACGATGTGGTCGGTTTTTTTAAAGGCACTGTAGCTCCTAATTTAGTTCCTGCTGCTACGTTTGCAGCTGATGTAGGTGGTGGTATGTATGGAGCAAAAAAAGGTTTTCAAATTGGTCAAAATTTGCCTATACCTAATCCTATTGTTAAGGGTGGAGCTACTCTTGTGACTACAGGTTTAGGTGGTCTTATTGGTACATTTTTATCTGGCGGCACTGCAAGACTTGGTAGAGAAGGTTTAATTAATACGTTTTACAACACACCTCCAGAAGAGCTATCAGCTATGATGGATGATTTAGAAGTATCGTCTCTCTTTGGTGCTATACCTTTTGGTCAAGGAGCTACCAGAGGCTTGATAAATAAGTTTCGAGGCAAAGAAGACTCTTTAACTTATTTAACAAAACTTAAAGGTGACGTAGATAAAATTATTCAAGACGCAAAAAAACAATTTGGTATAGATTTGACTGTTGCTGAAGCAGGTGAAATAGGAAGCAGAGCAGGAAAAATACAAAGATTTTTAGCAGAGCAACCTACTATTGAAAAGTTTAGTAAGTTTTATGCTGATAGGGCTTCACAGGTAAAAGAAGCTATTGAAGTATTTGCAGATAAAATAGGTGGCTCTGGTAAAGTTTTTGGTGATACGCCAACTGCTGTAGCAAACAAAATGGGCGAAGTTGTAGAAGAGCTTACAAAAAGAAGAAAAACTAGAGCAGGAAAATTTTACAACAAGTTAAAAGATGCTGGTTATATCAAAGTCGATGGAATAGAAAACATTGTCAAACAAATTGATGATGCTATGAGTTCAGTAAAAAGCCCATCAGCAGATACTATTAAGAATTTCGAAAAGTTTAAAAAAATGTTTTATAACGCAGATGGCAAGTTAGTTGATGATTTGATGTCTTTAGACGCAAGACGTACAACAGAAATGAGAAAGCTTGCTTCTAAATTAACTAAGGCTGGCACAGGAGATGGTGCGGCTATGTTTGGCATAATGGATGATTTAGCTCATCTTATGGATGAAACAGAGCCTTTATACAACTTAGCAAGAAGAATTTATGACCCTAACAAACCAGCTTTACAACTTGTTGCCAAAAGTGCAATAGGTAAATATGCAAAGTTTGTGACTGATAAAAAAGCTGCTAATGCTTTGAAAGATGTTTTTGACCCAAATGTTAGTGCAAGAAGTTTACGAAACACTAAAAGAATTTTACAAGCAGTAGACCCAGAGCTTTATAAGTTGGCAAAAAAAGATTTTTTATTATCACAACTTACAAGGTTTAGTAAAGAAGCTCAATTAGAAGGTGGCTTGCCAAGGTTTCAGGCTCACTTTTCACAAAAAAATGTAAAAGATGCTATGAAGGTCATGTTAGAGCCTGAAGAATTTGCTTCGTTTTATAAGCTAAATGATTATTTAGGCAAAGCTTTTTCTATACAAAAAGGTGGTTCACCTACTCAACCATTTTTTGCGATGGGTGTAGAGTTAGCTAACGAAGTTCCAAAAGGATTACTCAGAGGCGGTTTAGAAGCAGGAACTGCAATACAAAGATTTTTAAGAAATGTGGTCACTTTAAACATGGGTGATGACATAGCACAAAGTATTGCGTTGAGACAAAACGAGGTTTATTACAATAAATTAGCAGATTACTTGCTTACAGGTCAGCCAATCGAAGATGTTATAAAGGTCTTTGACACTTATGGCTATACAAAAGCACAAGGGCTTATCAGAGGAGCTGATGAAGCAGTTGATTATATAAGTGATGATGATGATGTTAATTATCGAGATGAGCGAATTAAAAATGAGGTCAGAGAAGAGCTAGAAGCTTTAGAAAATCAACAATCAATAAACATGGCACCACAAGTTAATGTGCCTATCTTTGATGTTCCGGAAATAAATTCAACAGAAAGAATGTCGCCAAGTATTTTGCCTAATGAAAAAGACAGAGAAATAGCTATTCGGGATGTATCACAAGGTATCGGAAGTTTGGTCTAAAGGAATAAAATCTAGCTTATTTGAAATTTTAATCAAAGCTCCATCCACATCATATTCAAACTCTAAACCAATAAAAGTTTTATCATCAATTTCAAATAGTATATTTCTTGAAATTAATCTAAGTAAAGCTACTTGATGATGTAAGTTTAGCTTAGTAAATATATCAATAATTTCCTTCGGGTCTTTTATCTCATAAGACTCAGGTAAATTTTTTGGTTTTCTTTTTATAATACCAAACATAATTAAACTTGTTCGTTATGAGCTTTTTCAATTAATATTTTTAATTGGTCAATTTTTGAACGTCTTTGTTTATTACAAATGTCTTGCAATAAATTATAAGTGTCTACATCAACAGCCAAAGTTTTTCTGCCTTTTGGGTATTTAATATTTTGTATATTTTCATCCATAATGTCGTACATTGTATATAAAAATATAAAGATTTACAATTCTTTATTAAACTCTATGTCTAATAAATTTTTAACTTTTTCATTTAATTTGTGATAGTTCGCATCTTCTAAAGCTTCGGTAAATGCTTCGCTTATGGCGACACCATCCCATTTAAGATACTTGCTAATAATAAGACCCAAAGCTTCCTCGTCAGAGGCTTTATAATCTTTGACAAAAGCAGTTTGCTTTACAGCTTCTAATAGTTTGGGAACTATTTCTTTAATGACAGCATCTGATGTTTTCTTAGTAAGCATAGATACCTCCCTCAGCTCTAGCTTTGTCAGCATATTCTGAAAGACTCATCTTTGGCTCAAACCACTTATCTCTTTCAATTTTTAAATTGTAAGGCAGCTTGATGGCTTCAAGCTCTTTGAGACTTACATAACCTACTTCCGGGCAGCCTTGTCCTAAGTCGCAAAGACCAAACAAAAGGTCGCCATCTTTTTTAGTGATAAGCCAAGTGGAACCACCTGTCGGGCTGAACAATTTTAGGTATGGCTTGTCCTGACCATCGCCTTTGTTTTTAGATAGTTTTTTCTCTATCTCTTTAGTTATGAGCTTCATGGCTCCTCCTTTAAAAGTTTAAGTAAAAGTAAAGACAACCAATAGTAGTGACTAAACAAGTGTATAAGAACAAATTTTCTATAGCCACAAAATACTCTCTTCTATCTTGCTCATCGAACATTCTGTCGTACACAGCAAGAGACTCATTTAAAGTGGCAACACTCATTTTTCCTCCTTTTTATATTTAATCATTACATATACATATTACATGTTTTTGCACAAATGTACAACTATTTATACATAAATAAATAAAAATAAATGTTTGTAAATAGTTGCAAATAATTACAAATAGTGTAATATAACTATATGATTAATTTAAAACTAAATAAAAGGAGGTGTTAATCATGGGTGGAAGTGTTCTAAACAGGCTAATGAGTAGAAAGGGTTATCTGCTTGGCAATGAGCCAAAAGTTGGTGATGGTGCAACTTATATGGCTTATTCTGACAGATACCCATTATCTGTTGTTGCTGATTTCAAAGTTGGCAAAAAGGCTTTAAGCAGAATATTAAAGCTTCAAGAAGACAATGCTAAATTAGTCTCTGGTAGTATGCTAAGCGAAGGTCAAGAATACGTTTATAGCGAAAACCCTGATGGTGCTGTTTACTATGTTAGAGAGGTTGATGTCTACGAAGATGGCGTTCTCAAAGGCAGAGTTTACGAAGAAGTTTATAAAAACGAAAAGGGTAATTATGTCTTGGTTAATAACAAGAATAAATATCCTATCGTTTTCGGTATGAAAGAAAAATACAGAGACCCAAGCTTCTAATATGTCTGAGAAAAAAGCAGCTCTATCTCAATCTGAGGTAGAGCTGCAAAAACAAAAATTCTGTGAAGATATGTACGATTACATGAAAGAACAGATTTATCAAAAAAGAGTCAAACCTGATTAGTAAATTATGAATGAATTAATGAAACATTTGGACGAAATGAAGGCTGTGGATAAATTTCCAGAGTCTGATTTTGAAATCCAATGCAAAATTAATCAAGAGTTAGCTTATACCAAAACTAGCTCAAAAAAGAGTCAAACCTGATTAGTACATGTTAAAATCTTGTTCGTGAACGAACAATATAAAATTAAAAATTATTTACTTGCCATGCAATCGCATTGGCACATTTCACAACCACTATATAAATCAGTGCAAGAAAGTTTGCCGGACTTAGCTAAACATGCAGCCGGTGGCGGTGTAGAAAAAATGCAAAAAAATTTTATACATAAACATCTATCAAAGATTTATCCAGACATATACAAGGTGCCTTTGTTTAGAAGAAAGTTTTGCAAACTGTTAGTAAACGAAATAGAAAATTATAATAAGAAAAAAGGTTTTTCTGTCAATCCAGATGAAGATGAGCTCAGACAAATTCCAGAAATAGTTTTGAAAACAGAAATGCCTGAGATTTATGAGAACATGTGGTTTGTGGTTCGGTCTGTTTTAAATCCAATATTTTATTCTATCTGGCAAAGAGAGTGCTATGGGATTAGCTCGATACAAATAGCTAATTATAATTTAAAAGATAAAAAACAAGGTGCTTGGCATCATGACGCATCTGCTGATATAAGTGTGGTGGTACCACTCAACACCGGGGATTATAAGGGCGGAGGAACAGAGTTTCATAATTATGGCAGTATTAGCCCTTTGCCATCAGGACACGCTTTAATCTTTCCCAGCTTTACCAATATGCACAGAGGCTTGCCGGTTGAATTTGGTAATCGTTATCTTTTAGTTTTTTGGCTTTATGATAAAAGCAGAGTTAAAAGGTTGATAGATTGTGGCTTACCATAAATCTCCCAGCTCTACTGTCTGTATGCCTTCAATGTTATAAGGCTTAAATTTATTTTCTTTTTTAGATTTTAATAAAGTTTGAAATGCTCTTTCGTTTCTTGATGCAGCATATTTTAAAGCTTCTTTAGAAAGAGAATATATGGCATAAGGATAAGGATGTACTTTTTCTTGTGCTAAGAAATTAAAACCATCGGCTCTAAGGTCTAAAGCTCTGCATGCTTCAACATATAATGCAGCTTGCATGTGATACCTAAAACCATTAATAGCATTCTTAAATCCTCTTGGCGAAGCATCACGACAAGTTTTTAAATCCCAAACTAATTCCCCATCATACCAATCAAGTCTTGACTTGAAAGGATGACCGCACCACTCGTAGCACAATGTTAATTCTACTTTGTCTAATTTGCTTGGGATGTAATCCGCTACCACATCTCTTCTATCCATGCAGACCTCATAAAGCTCTGAAGTTATTGGCGTTCTGTTGCCTACGCCATCTAAAAATTCTCGATAGGTTTGCTTCCCGGTAGTAGTCCTTTTATCAACATCAGGCTCAATAACAAATTCTTTATCAAAGTTATGATGTTCTAAAAATACAGTATGTTGAACCCTGCCTTCTAATAAAGCTGGTGTTGGTTGTAAACCTTTTTGATGTTTCCATGTATAAGCACACTTATCTATGCTGGTTAAATCATGAGACCTAAAAGCTTCAATTTTAGCGTAGTCATCGTATGGTAAATTTTCGTATATTCCTTTTTTAAATTTCATATCTTAATGGGTGGAAGAAGACAAACATATTGCTTGGGGAGGATTTTGGAAACAAAAAAAAACAATAGACCCGCCCTCTTCCATAAAGTTATTTAGAATGGCACATCATCTTCGACTTCTGCATCAACGATGTCCTTCAAACTTTGTTTATGACTATCATCATCATCAGAGCGATTATCAGCAGCTGCTTCAAATTCAAAACTTTCTTTTATTAAGCCCTGTTGCCACTCTGGAAGATTATCAAAAGCTTTGGTCATTTTGTCAGACTTCAATTCTCCAGACGCTTCCTCGCAGTATTCAGTCAAATCAAAAACCAAACTTTCATTTTTAGTTGGTTTGATTTTAAATTCGTCAGGTCTGAATAAATCTGCAATCTTGGCTTTATTATCATCAGTATGCTTAACAACCAACATAGCTGGTGCACCAATCATTTTTGATACATCAAACTCTGCAAGCTCATCATCAGTAAAAGGTTTGCCTCTCCAAAGTTTTAAATCTTTAAACAATGCAGAGTTTTCATTTAGCGATGCTGTATAAGTTTTACCTAAAACATAAGGCTCACCATTTTCCATTTTGGTGTCGCCCTGTATTTCCCAACTGACATGTAAGATAGTCCTTTTTTTAGGTGGACTATCTTTCCATTGCTCTTCCCTTGTTCCCAAGTCTACGACTCGGAAGCAAACTCCCTCATATTGACCTTCATCAATAGGAGTAAAGTTTGACTCTTCTTTACTTAATATTAGAGACATTTTCTTTTACCTCCTCCATATTTACTATCATTTCTTTTATTTTTCATAAGTACCCTCTTGATTGGTTTATAAATTTGTGTATGATTATACACAAATAAATATAGGAAGCAAATCAGAATGTCATTAAAAATCAAACGCCCTAATAAGAAAAATTTTGACAGACCTTTTACCGCAGATTATACAAACGATTTCATAGCCTTCATGTCTGAGCATGGTATGGAGCCAGACTCTAGAAGGGGGTTGGTGGTTGGTGGCGAAATAGGGCGTGCTTACATCAATCTCGGAGGCGAAAGAAAGTTGTCGGGCTGGTACCAGCTATGGTTAAATCAAGGAGTTCCTTTTGGAAGAGTTGGAGACTATAGAGTTTCAATGGACCAGCCCACAGCGATATGGAAGCCAGAGAATAAGAAACGTCAAACAATGACGAAGGCAGAACGAGAAGAAATTGAAAATCTGCGTAAAGATGTCGAGATTAAGAAAGCAGAAAAATATTCTAAGTCCGCAAAACGAGCACAGACAATGTGGGAGGCTGGAAAAGAATGTGAACGACACACTTACTTAGAGAAGAAAGAAGTTCTGTCCTATGGCTTAAAAATAGACGATAAAGGTCTTCTGATGATACCTCTCTTGGATGCTTCTTTAGCTGTGGTAGGTCTACAATTTATCAACGATGATGGTACTAAGAAATTCCTGACCGGTTCTAAAAAAAGCGGCAGCTTTTTTATTCTTGGACAAGAAATATTAAAAAGCAGTGACACTGTTTATTATGCCGAAGGCTATGCTACCGCTGCGAGTATTTATCGAGACATGGAAGCACCGGTCTTTGTTTGTTTTGACGCTTACAATCTGTCCGCTGTTGCCGAAGGTATTTTCGAGACGCTGTCCGACAGGAAACACATTTTTATTGCGGACAATGACGAAAGCAAGACCGGAGAAAAAGAAGCTCTTAAAGCTTGCTCAATAATTACTAAGGCTGGTGGCATGGCAGAGGTAAGAATGCCTACTTCCAAAGGCGATTACAATGACCACAAGCAAGTTGCTGGAGAGCTGATGCCTACGCTCAATATCTTAGACATACCGGTGGAAGTTGATTTTGAAAGGTCTGAAAAGGGCAGAATGCTCAACACCAAAGACAATGTGCAAGCGGTAATCAATACGCACTCTATAGATGTCCAATACAATGTAATTAAGAAACGAATGGAAATAGACATCCCACACATGAAGTTTATCGCTGACATGAAAGAAGAGGCTTCACTCGTAGAAATAGAAGACCGCTGTATCAAGCTTGGCGTGCCGCACACTAGGGTCAGAGATTACCTCAAGGTTTTGGCAAGAGAATATAATCCGGTAGCGGAATGGATAGACAGTCAAGCATGGGATGGTACCTCCAGACTGCAAGATTTTCTCGACACAGTCTCCACAACGACACCACAAGCTCTGAAAGAAATGTTGCTCAAGAAATGGTTAATTAGTTGTGTGGCAGCGGTATATGAGTCCAATGGTGTCGAACTAGAAGGTATCTTGGTCTTTCAAGGAGCACAAGGTCTAGGAAAAACACTTTGGTTTAAAAGATTATGCGATTACAACAAAGGTTGGCTGTTGGAAGGTGCAACACTTAATCCTAGTGATAAAGACTCAGTAAAGCGAGCTGTAAGCCATTGGATAGTCGAATTAGGAGAGATAGAGTCTACCTTTAAGAAGTCAGATATTGACCAGCTGAAAGCCTTTGTGACCTCTAAAACAGATGAACTCCGATTGCCTTATGACCGGGCGTTCACTACTTATCAAAGAAGAACAGCGTTTTACGCTTCAGTAAACGCCAGAGAGTTCTTAACAGATAGTTCTGGAAACCGAAGGTTTTGGACCTTATCTGTCAAAGAGATTAAATTTAATCATGGTATCGACATGCAACAGCTCTGGGCAGAGGTAAAAGAGACCTTGTATGTAGAAGGTCAAAAGAATTGGTTTCTCTCGCCAGACGAAAGGGAAATGCTTCAGGATAGCAATGAGGCATACCGAACACAGAGCTCGGTTGAAGACCTTTTACTAGAGCACTGTGACTTTAACTCCGAACACACCGCACCGGTGCAGATGACGAAGTTGCTTCGAGACTTAGGTATAAAAAATCCAAGGATGCCTGACTTTAAAGACGCTGCTAGGGTCTTACATGAAAGAGGCATCGAGCCCAGAAGGAGTAATGGTAAGAAGGTCTATGATTTAGATTATGAAGCACCAGACTTAGGTAATGGGAATGGTAATTCGGAGTTTGGTTTAGGAAGTAGTTTTGATTAAAATTTTGCAAGGTAATTGCTTGGATAAGTTAAAAGAATTACCAGACCAATCAATCAATACTTGTATCACAAGCCCACCTTATTGGGGTTTGAGAGATTATGGAACTGCTGAATGGGAAGGTGGAGATGAGAATTGCGACCACTTGGTAGGAAGATTTGAAAGACCTGTAAGCGAAAAGCAAAAAAGTAATAAAGCAAGTGCTGGACATCAAGCAAAAAAAAATTGTCCTAAATGCGGTGCAGTCAGAAAAGATAGACAACTTGGCATGGAAGATACGCCAGAAAAGTTTGTTGAAAACTTAGTTCGAGTGTTTAGAGATGTAAAACGAGTGTTGCGAGACGATGGCACAGTTTGGCTTAATTTAGGTGATAGTTATTGTGGCACAGGAAATAAAGGAAACCATACAGACCCGAAACATAAAGAAGGCAGAAGCGGACAGAAAGTAGCTTTGAATAATAAAGTAGAAGGTCTTAAATCTAAAGACCTAGTTGGCATACCTTGGCGAGTAGCGTTTGCTTTACAGCAAGATGGTTGGTATTTGCGACAAGATATTATCTGGCACAAGCCAAATCCTATGC